GGTATTTACAATTATGGTTTTAGTTGCATTTAAGTTAAGTCCTTCGGAGTTCGTTATGTTCAACGCTACTGTATAGAATCCGGACTTTTCATAAGTATAAGTAGGTTGTTTAACATCATAAACGGACCCCTTATCATCACCAAAGTCCCAGTCAAAAATGGCCTTGGCTGGGACTTTGGTTAATACTCTAAATGAAACTTCCAGACCATTCGCAATAGCTACAAAGTCTAGATTGTCCATGGTATCTTATTTTTTAGATTCTTCGAACTCTTCCAACAGAACCTGAATCAGAGTTTCAACTGTATCACCTTTGTCGGCAACAATTTCGTGACGAGCAGCGATAAGGGTTGCTTCTTCGAGAGTATAGGCTTTGGCAATCTTTTTGATTTCCATACCTTTTTCGAACTGAGCCTTCAGTTTCTTTTCCAACTTATCGATGTCATCATTGGAGTATTTGTCGACAGCTTTCTTATCAAGAACCAAACGCAGGTGACCTGAATTCAAAGCCATCTGAATCTTTTTAGTTCTGTACTGTCGAGCACTCAATTCTTTTTCTTCTCCTCTACAAATTGTAATACCTGTAGATTGGTCATGGAAGCTGTAAGCTTTAGCACCTACAGTTACTTTATATTTATCCATAATTTTACTAAGTTTTTAGATGTTTAAAATTAGGGGTAGGTCCTCGCAAAACCTACCCCATTGAGAAATGGAATTATTTGTAAAATAAACCAGGTGTAGTATTACTCAAGGTTAACCAAGAGATATGGGTCAATGTTCATAAATTCAGGGAATCCGAACTCGGTGAACTTCTTCTCTGCAGACAGAATCAATGCAGCATCCTGATACATCTTAGAGAAGCCTGTAGTCAGAGTAGCATAGATTGCCTGAGTTTGATTTGATACGATTCTTTCTGATTCAAGCATCAACTGTTTTGCAGTCAGCTTAATCAAGGCAGCAGTTGTATCAATCAACAGCAAGCCTTGGTCGGGTGTACCCGGGTGAATGTAAAAGTTAGCATTCTTAGGTACAGGAGACTTCACATTCAGTGTAGCTTCAGTTGTACCAGAATGACGTTCTTTGAATTCCGGCAAGTTCAGCATTTCAATTGCTTGGTCTTCACCACCAATCATAGTAGTAAAGTTACGTCCCATACGAGCAGCTCTTACCCAGATATGCAGCAAATCTTTGTAAGTGATACCATTCGTAGTTTCGTATACACCGATAACCGGAGCAGATTCTGAACCATCAGGTTTGTTACCGTTGATAACAACATCCATTGCCAAAGTATCCATTGCATAACCCAGCTGAACACCGAAGTCACGAAGGTAGATTGCCAATACATCCAGAGATACATAGTTACGAACTTCATCAGTAAGTTTAAATCCCTTACCAATTTTGAAGAGACTTACTGATTTCTGTCCAAAGCTTACATCTCCCAATGGGATAGTTTCTGCTTCGTTAACCTTTGCAGGAGCAGCATCGGACATATTAATCATCGGCATGATTGCGCTAAGACCACTGATTGACTGGTCAGATGCAATAATCTCCGGATAGAATGGAGCCTGGCGCATACCAAGAGTGATGGCAGAACGAATGATTTCCGGAACAATCCAACGAACATCTTGCTGAGGCATTGTGAAGATGTTTTCCATTGTGTCGATTTTCGGATTGATATCCAACTTCTCGAACAATTCATCTTGGGTAATACCCCATTTACCAGTGGTAAGTTCACCTAATGTGATGTCCACAGGTTTTTTGTTCTGTGAACCTTGACGGTAAGCATCCAACTGCTGTACCATTTGAGGAAGTTCTTTTGCGAAGTCTTCTCTCTTCAATTTTGAAATATCAACTTTTTCCATGTTTCTTCTTCTCTTATTTAATAAGTACTTGAATTACCTCGTTTGCCTCATCTGCAGGTATGATGGCAATGAAAGGTGTAGCATCTGTTGACTGATTTGCTTTTACAAATCTGTCGTTCAGCAAGTCACCAGAGGGAACTACATATCCTGCTTTTAAGTCAGCAGCATTAGATACCCAGTTACAAATCATGTAACCTTCTACAGCAACAGTTACCTCTACTGGGAATTTGTTCTGTGCCTGGTAAGCAGGATTTACATTGTCAGTTACTGCCACTCCGATATATACCTGAGTAGATTTAGTGTAAGGTTCAATTAAACCGTCTTCTCCAAGAGCTACCGGCATACCTTGCAAAATTGTTTCACCATCTTTTACACAAAAAGCTTGGTGCAATTTGTGTGATTCACTTTTGTAAATCACCGCTCTCGGGGTCTTTTCCCCAAACAGCGTCATTGGCTGGTCTTTGTTTACGATTTTAGTCATAACAGTGATATTTATCAATTATTACTTGAATTTCTTCTTATACAAGTCTTCGAGGGTTTCCGAAGTAGACTTGGCTTCTGCATTTGAAGTAGTTGCAGGTTTCTGAGTTCCAGTCTTTTCATCAGTCTCTGCAACAGAAGAAGCACGGCTTACATCATGAGAACCACAGCTTGCACATACCATTGGGAATTTTTCTTCCAGACGACTCTGATAATCCTTAGTTAAGGAGATGAGAGTAACGATGCCAGTAGTTTCGGCATTCAACATTGTAACAATAGTTTCATCGGCTTTATCACCCATCAACTTCTTGTAAGTAGTAACAGCATTTTCACGGAGAGAAGCAATGTGATTCTTTCCTACAGTTGCCATTTCCTTCAAGTTTGCAACTTCTGCATTCAGGTTGGTAATCTGTTCTGTAAGAGAAGATTTCTCTGTAGTAAGATTATCTACCGTTGTCTGAAGACTGTTTTTGGATGATACCAAGCTTTGAATACAAGAAATAACTTCTTCCTGAGTCATTTCTTTGCCCTCTGCCAGAGATAACATATTATCTCCGAAAAGCTTTTCTAAAAATTCTTGCAATTCTTTGTTCATATTTTCTTTATTAGGATTATGATTTTCTTGGGTACCATTATCATTAAAAGAATCTGGAGTATTGTCCTTTTCTTGGAATGAGTTGAAGTCCGTTTTGTAGTCAGTAAAGAAGTACTGTTTGGACTTGTCATCCCGATATTCCTCATAAGAAGACCAGGTTCTTTTTGCAAAGGTTGGATTAATGATTTTACCATCTTCACCAATCTTTTGAGCAAATGAATCAGCTCCATGAGATACCAGGGATGTTTCCATATATCGAACTACCTCAGTAACTATTCTACGAACCATTTCACCTTTAGAGTCATAAGTACCAAGTTTTTGATAGAATTCACCATCTTCCATTCCTGGGTGTGATTTATCCCACTTAAACTGTACTGTTACCGAGTTACTATGAATTGAAGGAGGTTCCATGAGAATACCTCTAGCAATTCTTGGGTTAGCTTTACCATCAATCTTCAAAATACCGTTGATACCTGCAGGTATAGTAAAGCTTCCATCCTTATAAGACTCCTGCCACATTACTTGAGATACAGCTCCAATTGCATTACCAATATTTGTTTCATGGTCGCAATTTACTGTTTGTCCAAGTAACATTCTCATAGAAGCCTTAAGTACTCCATTCTGACCAAAGTCAGTAGGATTCCAGTTCTTAGATACAATCGTTTCAGAAAGTAATCTGAACATAGGTTCAATGAACTCTTCATCCTTTGGAGTAAGTTCTGATTTATCAAGGTTTGGATAATAGGTATTATAATCTATATCTCCTCCCCAAAATCCAAATTGAGCAATGGTATCCGGTGTCGGAGTCTTCCATTTGTAATAATTCTCTGAGAAAGCCTGGGCTCCAACTGATTCTGGGATATACCCAGCCATAATGGTATGACCCTGGCCAATCACCATTGAATCAAGATGCTCTTTGTTTTTCTTAGTAAATTTACTCATCTTGCTTTTGTATTTTGGTCTCCACGAGATGGAGCCGGATTAGTTTTATCTCTTGACCTACGAGCAGATTGGTTTTTATCATCCTGCCTTTGCTTCTTCTTAGTTCCCTCTTGAGGGTCTGAATTACCCTTAGCAAATTGGTCCTCAAGTGAAACTCTTGGTTCGTCTTCATCAGGAGAATCATAACCCATTGCCCAAGCATATTGGTCTTGGCTAATGATACCAGCCTTATATAATAAATCCAGATTTTGGATTTTATACTGAAGACCTTGTTGAACCTTAACTTCGTCGGAGATAGTTGAAGTTCCCCATGATATCTTTATTCCCTTATTATCAAAGCCTGCCAGACGCAGTTCTAGAGAATAAAGAAAATCCAATACATAAGTTACAAGCATTTGGATATTTTTTAACTGGCTAATTAACTTAGACAGCATTATACCCGTTGCTCCTTCTCCTGTTGTTGAACTAACTCCGATAAGGTTTCCATTAACTCCCAAACCATTTGCAACTGATTGCTGATTCATATTCCAGGGTTTCTCAATATTACCAAGTTCCTTGGTAGTTGAATTGAGTTTAAACTCATGGTCATCAATGTAACCAGTTACTATACCGTCTTTCATACCATTACGAAGATTTCTTTTCAAATCTTTTAATGTACGTTCAAGACGGGATTGATAAGCTTGTAAGCTTTCATTTGGATTCTGGTCTGGTTTAGTCATCTTAGCTTCCAAGAATCCTACCATACCAACCATTTCCATGATGTGTTTGAAGTTAACCTTCATATCATGTTGGCCTTTTAATGAATCCAATGCTGCCATAAATGGTGGAATCCCATAAGGTTCATCGGTATCATTAAACATACCAGCATACACATAAGTTTCTGGGTTTAGTTTGATATAATCTTGGTGCTTTACGAAGTAATTCTTATTCCTCTGGTAAGGAGAATATACTCCATTGTTCTCTCTTTTGAAAACAATGTTCTCGGGTCTAAGGAATAAGACTGTATCCAAACCATCCAACATATCATTAGGAACTCCTTCAACGGATATAGCTCCACTAACAAGGCATTGTACAATCATCTTATTAACTAGACCATCTATACCAGCAGTATACCTAGACCATTTCTTAGTAGCTTCAGTAAGATGTTTTCTCATCTTATCTGCTTCAGCATCTGAGTTGTTTGGGAATGTTACCGTATGACCAGTATTTGCCAACTTAAACATATCCTGCAAAGCAATGCCCATATCCGGATTTACCTTATATAAATCACGAATCAAAGGGATTACTTCAACACGAAAAGAAGGGTCTACCATTACGGTCATCCCTTTCAGAGTACTGAGTAAAGAGTTATCTTCATCCACTGATACTCTACCAGGAGATATAGCAGCAGCTTTTGGCTTGCTTGGCTCCTTGTTTGATTCAGGAGGTGGGTCTTTCTTTCTACCCCAACTCCAATTAAAATTGAGCTTTTTCATTTCGGTTGTACTATTACGTTAGTTTTTCCTTTTCTTATGTGATTACAGATTGCTTTACCGAATATAGAGTCATCTGCATATACATCCCCTTCTAGGTCTACATCTACTGTAGAGTTGTTAGCTCTATGCTTACCCATTGCAACTGGCCTACCTAAACCATCATATATGAAGGTATATGCTTCTTGAACAAAGAAAGGGTCTTTAACAGTGATATTATCTTCTCGAATATCCTGTTCAAGTCCCTCTACAATAACAGAACGGTTCTTTTGTGTAGTTAACCATCCTGGAGATTTATCTACCTCAGGTCTAGATTTACCTTTCTTCTTAAGCATTTTCTGATAGTAATACAGTTTTGGATAGCCTTCAGTTTGAAGAGCAGAAGTTACTGCTAATCCAACATCGTTGGATTCTGGAGCAATAGTGGCAAAGTTAAATAAATGCCCGGTATCTCCAAGCAATCTTGCATACTTATCTACTGAAAGTCTACCTTTAAATACTGCTTGTTCTTCTCCCTGTTTGTCCATGCAAGTAAATGCAGAGTAGTCAGAAGACCTACCAGTTGAAACGTCGGCACCAATGAAATATTCCTTATCTGGTGCTGGTTCTAAGAATTGCCGATATTGACCATTGAATCTTTTCTTAATAACCGGATAATCACTAAGACAGTCTTCGATAGCTTTTATGTCAGCTAAGTCGAAGACCGTATTTCCAGATGATAAGAAGTCACCATCAATTTCTTGTGCAGTTCTTTTGGTTCCCAAAGCAGAAGACATTTCATTGTACCAATTAATATCTCGTTCTGGGTGCATTTGCCAATACAATCGTAGTGGGTTAAATGGGTTTCCACCTGCAATAGCATCAACCCAAGTTGAGTGGTAGAAGTTACCAACTCCATAAGGAGTGGAATTGATGATAGCAGCTCCACCAGTGGAAAGAGTAGGAAAAGCGGCTGCCCAAATCTGGGCTGCCCATCTAACTACTGCTGCTTCATCAATTACCAATAAGGATAGAGATTCCGAACGACCAGCTTCAGAAGACGTTGGGATAGATTCTATGAATGAGCCATTATCAAACTCTATCATTGATGCAGAACCATATTCTCCAGAACGTCCATTAATAATCGGTGTCTGTAAATACCATGGCAGGTTTTTGTACATGAACTTAATCTTCTTTAGTACCTTCTTTGCTGTTGTGTCCTTGATTGAGATAATGTTAATCTTCTTGTTAGGATGATACATTGCCAACCATAGGCAGTACATAGATATAAGCTCCGTAATACCTGCCTGCCTGAACTTAAGCAGAATATTGAAACGTTCTTTTACGAAGTTATACAGAACCGATTTTTGATACGGGTAAAGTTCAAATCTTACCTTTCCCCTCATAGGGTGTATCACATAAGTGAAAAGGCTAAAGTAAAAAACATCATTACTAACCTTAGCAAGTGTTGCTAGTTCTTCCCTTGTGAGAGCAGATGTGTTAGTTTCTATGTTAATCTTCTTTGCCATAATCAAAAGTTATATGTTACTGAAAACTCTAAGTCAGCTTTTATTCCCGAAAAGAACTTCGGATAATGAAAAGCATTTATACCAAGTTTATAATTGAAATTAGTAGTCTTGATTGAAAGGCCTGTCCCTATGTCTAACATTTGATTAAAGACCCTATATTTACCATAAACGTATGGACTTAGAGTTAGTTTTCTAATTCTTTTTTGAGTTAATTGACCTTCATACCAATTGTACTTATACTTATCTAAGTCCATGTTAAACATTCTCGTTGAATAGGAGTTTGTTTCTTTGTTGAATAAACTTAGATTCAATTGGTTTTTATCCAAGGTAAATTGGACCAGAGAATCTTCTCTACTAATCCTATTCGAAGTAACCGCTGTTGAATCAGAAGCCTGAGGTTTAGTCGAATTGCTACTGTTTCGATAGAAGTCGTAGAGAAGAATTCTCTGGGGCTGAACCAATTGTGTATAGGGTATCACAGGTTTGAAGTTCTCTTTCAATTTGATTGTATCAGGAATGCCAATGACCGATGAATCAGGAAGTTGTCTGATATATGAATTCAGTTTGTAATTCCTGAAGCAAAGGTAAATAGTAAATCCTAGAAGCAAAAGGAACACAAAGTTCTTCCACTTGTTTTTATCTGTTTTCATCATCACGAAAAATTTAATTATTACTAACTATCGGTAATCGCTTAGCGATTACCTTTTATCGAACGTAGTGAGATAAATTTCCTATATCCTAAAACATATATTCAATATCTACTACAAACAATAGCTATATACGTATATAAAAATATAGATATATATACGTAGTATATTATATATCTATATTTTTCAAAGGGTAGTTTGGAGTAATATATACTTTAGTATATATTAACATGAAAGTGTACCTAGACCCTTTTGATACATTTTTTAAACCAAAGCCCTACTTCGTATACCGAACCTTTGGCAATTGTATACCTTGCCTTATTCAACCAATAAAGGTAATTTTCTTGGTCAATGTAAATCTTAAATTTTTTAGGAAATCCCATAATTACCTTGAAATCATTAATCCCAAGAGGATACCCATCGGGTCTAAATTGCCTATCTGCAGGTCTTAAAGTTAGAGGTGGTTTATCTAATTCTAATCGATATACTCCCGGGAGAGTACTCATCTTTGCAGTTTTAATGGGCCATTTCTTCTCGTTCTTGAAAGCACTATTCCATAATACTTGAATCTTCTCAACAGTCAGATTCTTCTTTTCAGGGAGTTTTCGATAATCATACATCGCCAAAGTTTTTTCTATTGGGATATTATAATTACTCCCGTAAGGAGATACAAAGAGCAAGTCTCTAGTAAGTTTTGGAGTTTTTACTTGGAATACTTCATCAAAAGCATTCAAGTATTTCTTACCGGTTTTCTTATGCACTCCAATGATGATTAGACGTTTCCTTGATACTTGAGAGTTCCCATAGTCAGAAACTGACCTTTCATGAAAAATAAGTTTATAGTCCTTAAAGGTTAAATTAAAGAACTCATAAGGAAGCAAAGATAGCAAACGAGGAAGATTTTCAATAAGAAAAATCTTAGGCTTATATTCTAATATTGCAGCAGTTACTAGATTTAAACTCCTGTTATCCTTAGGATTACCCAATTCTTTTACCTTTGAAAGCCGCATAATGGATGATGCCCCACAGTCTGGAGATGATATAATAACATCTACTCTCTCCTCAAATTGAGGTAAGTTATATCCTTTGTAGAATGGTATATCACCAAAATTAGCTTTCCATTGCTCTTCACCAGGAGTATGGAATACTCCTCTTACTTCTATATTCCCAATCAGATGTTTTCTGAAAGGGAAGAGCAAAGCTCCCTGGCCAGCGCATACACCTAATACTGTGTATCTATTTATGTTCATAAACTAAATATTTTATAATATGTATAAAGATATAATTTTACATGGTCTTAAAGTTAGAGTATTCGGTAATGGTAAGTCTATCCAGGTATTCAGAAACAAATTATGGGTTCCTTTAAAGTTTAAAGAATCCTATGGATATCCTTTAGTTACCCTAAAATATAAATCATTAAGAAAACATTATAAGGTATCAAGATTAGTTGCTTTAGCTTATATACCTAACCCTAATAATCTACCAGTAGTAATGCACTTAAATAATATACGTACCGATAATAGAGTTGAGAATCTTAGATGGGGAACTCAAAAAGAAAATACCCAACAATGTATTCAAGAGGGTAGATTCTATTTCCATGGAGGTTATAATAAGATAAGTCCTCGTAAAAATACGTAGAATAATCAGATGTTTAAGATTACATAGATACACTACTATACGAGGACTTTGTCAAAAGTTTAAGATATCTAAACCAGCTCTATATCGAATTAAAAAGACCTATTTCTTGTAGCTTCTAAGTTTTACATACTTAACCCAGGAATAATGTTTACGAGTTCGGATATACTCCAAGTCGTGGTCATTATTATGGGCTTCCTCTTCGAAGCTTACATCATGGTATCTTTCGCTTTGTTTGTTCCACTTAGCAAAGAACATGATGATTAGGTACTCGATTGCATACCATAAGTAGTAGAATATCCACAACATCTCTTGCATTTGTTTGAGATGAATGTGCTCATGATTGTAATCATAGGTATCAAACTTAGCACCTTTTCTCACAAAGACAATTCCGAATAGGTTCATTGCCTTGTATCCCTTGAAAGGGATGAATTTGTTGTAAATTACCTTCATTATATCTTGTTTTTAAAGTTTTCGTAAGCGTTTTTTAACTTCTGGTCATAGGCATTTTCAGCATAACCAGGACCATTATACTTCCGAGCAAAGCCTGCCCAGTCATGTTCTTTCAGATTTTTCAAGCAACTGGTATTATTCATGTAGTAATACATGAGTTTTAACTGACTTTCATGAGATTCCTGCATCTTTTTCACGAATTCGAAGACGTCTTTACAGCCACAATAGAGGTGATTGAAGCCCATAATCTGAAACATTCCCCAAGAAGCTGACTTCAAAGCACATTCTTCGTCGATTTTCTTGGCAATTTCGAGTCTTTTGTACTCACTTGCTCCTCCTAAGTACTTCGATTTATCCCATTTTGGGAAACAAATCGTAGGGTAACTCTTTTGAGCAGCTACTGACTTGTCTAAACCGAACTTATTTTTGATTTCTTTGTACATAATGTGACCTTCAAACAGAATTTGAGGTCTACCATCTACTAGAAATCCATCTCTACCTGCTCCTTCAACCAGTTGTACTGCCTTTAAAAGAGCTGGCTCCAGTCCTAAATCATTGGCCAGAGCTACAATCATTTCATTAGTTAACTTATCCATAACGTTATATTTTAAAGTTCATTAAAGAAAAGAAAGTATTGCATATACCTTTATCTGGATGATAGTTAGGAGTTCTATTATCTTATATAAATTTATAATAATATGGAAGAGAAACTCACATGTCACCTATGTAATTCACCATTAGATTTGGATGATTACGATTTAGCCAAAACAGTACCTCAATTAATGAAGGAAAAACAACTTTGTTTTCGATGTGCTTTTTGGCATAGAATCCTTGAATCAGATAAAACTTTTATAGAGGATTCTAATTATGAAATGATTCCCTTAGTTACATCCTATTTTCAGCATTATTCTATTCACTTAAATAAGATTTGGTTAGAAGTCGCTACCTTTAGAAGAGAGTCATTGGGTTCAACCAAGAAATATATTGCTGCAATGGTGAATAATAAATTGTATATTGGTTCGTATAATAATTGGGGATTCCAGGGAATAATTCCGGCACACTTAAGAGAACTTTTTACTCCAAATGGTATAATTCTAACTCCAGAACAATTAGATAACTTACTTAACAGGAAATCCTTTACCGCAGCAGATTTAAAAATAATGATTAATAATTGCATTAAATCAGATTAATTTTGTATATTTGCATAAACAATTTAATAATAAAGATATGAAAAAGAACAAAGAAACCAAAAAGCTAAAGGAGGGTGAAGAAGTCATTTTCTCTGACGGCAAAACTCTTATGGAGAAAGTAACTGTAGAATCTATCGATAAGAAAGGTGGGTTTGCAGTACTGAGTAACAAAGTAAAGGTATCAAGAATCCTGGGACCCGATGGATTCTATACAAGGTTAGATGGTAAATCAAGTATGATATTACCTCTAACAGATAAATCAGAATTGGATTACCAAGCCTTCAAAGCTTATTTCTCAATTAAGAGAAACCTGGAATTTATCGAAGCCAAGATAAAAGATATGAAGGACAAAGAGTTCAGTGAACTAATCGTAGAGTTAGATAAGAAGATATCCAAAATCGTAACAAAATACTTTGAGCAATGACAACTTGGATAATCTTGGGCATCATATATGCCGTATGTGCTATACCTGCATGGTTTATGACAAGATTAATTACCTCTACCCACCCAATGAAAAGGGTGGGGTTCTTTTTCCTAACCATCTGGTTAATCATGCCTCTATTTCCGATATATTTACTAATCACATACTTTAAGAACTATGAACAGAGAAATAACAACGAAGAAGGTAGGTAGGCAAAAGAAGCTTACCAACCCATGCCCAGTAATTAAATGAGAAGTACAGATAATGGTAGGAAGCCCAAAGTGTATTACCTGCCAATGGTTTGAAAGAATATTAAAGAAAGATGGAAGAGCCTACGTTCACTGCAATCGATTATAATTCCTACGAGAATAGGGTAATCGAAGAAAGGGTAAGAGATTATTACTTACCAGTAAAGAATACCCTTGAGACAGTTCTATATGAAAGGATTAATATACCTGATTCTCAGAGAGGATTATGTGCTGACCTGATAGAGGTAAGTAGAAATATCTATAAACAATATGACCCATATGACCTCCCAGATCAGGTATTTCTATGGAGGCAGGTAATTAAACCATGGTTTATCCCACAAAGGTTTAATATCAGGGTTGTATATTTCGGTTATTATAATCCTGATATTATAAGATTGCAAGGAGAGGGATTGAGGATTGAAGGTAGGGTATGGTATAGAATGCCATTAGAAAACCTAGAAGGACATGAATACCTTTTAGGAACAGCATTCTGGTTCCCTGTATCTAAAGAATATAATGCTGAACGTATTAAAATACTAGAGTGTGCCTTGGAGGATTTAGAGAGAATTAAAAGAGAGGGAGAACCAAAGCTCCCTCCTCTTACATTTGAAGAACCTAAAATATACCCATGATGGAAGATTTAGCAAAGCTTACCAAAGAGGAAGAGGAAATCCTTATGCTTACTGAAGAGATTTGGAATAGGTTTTTGGCATTACCCATTAATCATCCGATGGAGGCAAATGAGATAGCTATGAAGATACATGATATCCAGAGGATGATTATATCTAGGCCTGGATTTAGGATGAATGTTTAGGCAATATGGTAACGGTAACTGTAATAAGGGATGATGGCAATAAGAGAATCCTAAGATGCAAAGAGGATAATAGGGTTTGGTATCGGCTATGGATTAATCCTGAGGATATGATGAGAATAGAACCATTATTGGAGGGAGGAGATAGAATTTGGATAGAAGAACTTGAGATGTATTATCTTTTCTTCTATGAGATAAGAAATGGTAGGGGGATTTTAGGGAAGGATAGGATTAAAGAGATATTGGATATTCTTTTGTAAGATGAATGCCAGGGATGTTTTTATTCTCTGGCTTCTTTGTGTGTTGTGTGGTTTGTGGGATAATCGGGGTACCCATTAATACGAGGGGCTCAAAAGTTGTGGTACTAAAAACTGGCTGGGAAGGCTTGGCAAACCTTTATCACGGGAAGGTAAATTTTGGTGGTACTAAAAGGGGCTAACGGTTACGTTAAAATTAACATTCAAAAATAAAAAGTAAGGGACAAACATTTATTTTGCTTTCCCTTACTTTTTATTTAGTTTATAAGTTCTTTAAAAAATCTTTTATATCTTTGATAATCTGAATTAATACCCAAATTACACCAACAAATAAAAATACATTTAATATCATATCGTTTAATTACTTGAAATTTTTGACTATTTGTAAACCTTTTGTAAGAATTTCTTTTTTTGTGTCCTTTGTATTTTCGCTTGCAATAGACGCAAAAGAAAAATCATGAATTTTATAAACTTGCTTATAAAAATCGTTGAAAGCTAAAACAAGTGTTTTTAATTCATTTTGTTTCTTTTCTTCTTTTGCTTTGCAAATCGAATCAAGCAAAGAAAAAGTTGTATTTCTTAATTTTTTTCGATATGCTTTTTTTTGCTTTTCGTTCAATTCTGCAAACAGAGATTCAACGTAAATTTCTGTTTTCTTTCCTAAAGAAGTTTTTAAAAGTCCGTTAGTTTTTTCATTTAGACTTGTAAAAATACTATCAACTGATAATCTAATAGTGCTATTTGCTTTTGCTTGCGCTTTTGCTTTATTTGCACTAACTTTGTTTACTTTGTTGTTAACAATTTCTTTTTCTACTACTACATTTTTTAATTCTTCCATAATAAAATACTTTTAGTTTTTATATTTATTTTATTATATCCTTTTCTCTATAAAACTAAAAGATTTATAAGAAAAAGAGAAAAGGAATAAATTAATTTTTATATGGTTTCAATATATCAAATATCGCTTTTTGATTACATTACAAAGATACGATTTATATTTTAATTAGCAAAATTTTCAGAGAATTTTTTCTATAAAAATTGTTAATCAAAATTTTAAATATCTCTTTGCTTTTTCAACATTACAAAGATAAAAAATATATTTTAATTAGCAAAACATTTATAGAAAAATTTTCGAGAAATATTTTAAAAATAATTTTTAATAATTTCGTATGAAAAATTTGCAAGTAGGTTTTAGGGGTTTGAAAGGTGGGCATGGTTGTGGGCATTAGATAGGGGTATATTGATGGATATAAGGTAGGATATAGAAGGGGTTGGTATAGGTACCACTTTAGAAAATTGGAGGCCCCATACAGTCCGGTAGTTATTATCTGTATATTATTATCTATAAGGCCATTAGGTGACTAGCAGGCAATCCTACAATGCCCATAATACTGGGTACCATAGAAAGACCTAAGGTACTAAAGCCATGTAACCAGAATCCTGATAAGCCTTAGTAAGTCCCATGATGGCCTACATAGAAAGGCTTAAGAAAAAGCCCAGTACCTTAGATAGGTATGGGCTTAGGGTGTACCTAAGTTAGCGATTAGGCTTCTGCAATAAGGGTAATGTATAATGAACCCAGATAAGCGGTATAGGCAGGCTTAGGTTGAGAACCATCATCGAATAGTAAAGGACATTCTGCAAGTATAGAGTTTATTTGGGCTCCTGTAAGAGTTCTATTAGAAAGTTCATAATAGAAATTATGTACTATACGACCTGGAGCTAGTTCTGAGCAATTATATGCCTTGAATGTAAATTCTGGGATGTGTAGATATCCTTCGTCTATTAGGAAGGAAAGATACTCAAGAACTCCTTTCTCATCTACCTGAGAATCAATGTTTAGGATTGCCTGGTTTTTAGTGAACCAAGTTTTAACTAAGTTGGGTTTAATACTACGCATAGGATATAGGATTTAAAAATTAATATTATTGTTTATTATCACATTGCAAATATAAGAATAATAAATAATATAGCAAAATCCTAATCAATTTTTATAAATCCTACTGAGGCCCATAATGGATAATGTATTAGAGCTCTAATACTAATATTACGTATCTCTCTATCAGTACTCTCTCAAAAGAAGTATCTCTTCTAGCAATCTAAAATTTCTTTTTAACTAATTACAAGGGCCATTAATAACATAGTTACTAGTTTTAGGTACCTTGAAAGGCCTAAAACTACCTCGGATTTATTAAATTTAGGGGCCCCAATCCGACAAAAAAGGTACCTAATTTTATATAAAAAGGTACCCCAAATTATTGCCTAATCCTACAAATCCGATTGCCTTTTTATATACATATATTATATAATAAGCGGCCATTAGGGGTCTAGGATTTATCGGATTTAGGTACCCCAAAAGGCCCTTTTTAGGTACCTTTTAGGCAATTGGTTATAATGACCAAAGGCTGTGAGACATATGTGTTAGATAGCTATAGAGTAGTGGTGTTGTATAGTGGTAAGGGGGGCTGGGCCTAGAAGTTTGCCTTAATCCCAACACCCCCGGAAGGCCTTCAATATTGTATTAGTTATATGTATATTGATTATATGGTTGGTGATATTAGTTATGTGTATATTGATTATATGATTGGTGATATTGGGTATGTGTATTATGTTACATAGTTAGGCCCAGTATGATTTTGTATTATATGTTCATACTGGGCTTTAGTATTTATTTTGATATTTGTTTTGTTTGGGGGTGGGGTGGGTTGTTAGTAGGTTGGTATCCTTGGGATTAAGGTCTCTAATGGGATTAGTAGGATTATCTGTAGGCTCTGTAAGGTAATGTATATGTATTTTTGTTTGTTGGTGGGGCTGGGTATTTGATGGTACCTCTTGCTCCTATGTATTAGGCTTAGTGAGGTATATATTATTAAGGCTATGAGTAGTAGGATTTTCATTTCTGTAGGGGTATTTGATATTCTTTGTAGTTAGTTAGTGGGTTGTACCAGAAGTCTAAGGATTTCAAGTATTCGGATTTGGTTCTCCTAGTTACGGTAAAGGATATTTCTAGTTCCTTTATTCGTAATGTCCTTAGGTTTATGTCTTCTTGTTCTAGGAGTTCTTCTAGGTTCTCTAGGCTTTGAAGGATATGTGTCCTAAGGTTATCTATAAGCAATCGGTTCTTTTTCATTTCTGTTTGGATTTTAATTTGTTTTGGGTACGTAGGTGCTTGTTGAAGGTTGCACCTGAGTCTGTGTAGTAATTGGGGTTTGGTTTACCTGGAGTAGGAAAGTGTTCATTCCATTTATCCTGGTGAGGTATGTATACTTGGTTCTTGGATTTCTTCTAGTGAATGGTATATGTTTTCTACTTGATTACCCTCTATGATTATTAAGGTTGTGATTTTTAGTTTCATTTTCCGTAATGTTTTAGTTGGTGATTATATTCTGGGTATTTGTTCTCGTAGTAGTCATAGAGATATTGGTATTCGTCATCTCCTGACCAGCAATCAAGGAAGTAATCATATTGGTCCTCGGTTGCCTGTGATGGATGTATGTGCAATGTATATTTGCAGTAGTGTTCCCATACTGTTTTAGGTTGGAATTTATTAGTTGGGAATGCCATGACTACTAGAGCCATGGCAATGATTGATAATATGATTAGTTTGGTTCTCATTTGATTAGGGTTTTAAGAAAGTTAATGGTTTTTTCGGTGAAAGTGTAAAGAGTTTCTGGTCTTTCGAGGAAGTTAATGTAGTAATCAATGATTTCGTCATGTTCTTCCTCATCGAAATTATCCTTGTAATGTTGGAATTTTTGCATGATAAGAGGTTTGTATTTTTTCTGTTCCTGGATAATGGTTGCACCGTAGAGTACCATGTCTACTTCGTCTACGTTATAATCAAAGTATTGGTCATCGCAGCCTCTAAGTAAGTCCATTTGATTGAGGATATCCATTAGGTCGAGTTCTAAGGATTCCTTATCGGCATAAGTATATACCCAAAGCATTTCGAGTGAGAAGTCGGATATTCCATCATAGTTTGGGTCATTTTCAGCAATTTCGAAGTCATATGTATTTTGGGCATGTGACATAGGCATTTGGCCTTGGATAGAGATAATGTGATAAGGGTTTCGTGCAATGATTAAGGCAAGGATTGAGGTAGATTTTAATGTGTCCATAATTTTAAAATTTTATTGATTAATACTATTTTTTATTTCGATATGCAAATATAAGAATAATAATTAATATATGCAATAACCCAGATTACCTACTGAAGCCTTATAAGGTCAACTATTTCGATGGATGAGTATGGCATACCTATTAATTCGGAGATTATCCTTTTGGTATGATATACATGGAGATGGTTTGGGTTTAATTTTACCCTTGGAAATATTAGATATGGCCTTAGTTCTTCAGTTCTGTAAGTGATTATAAGTTCCTCACAGAATTTTTCGTTTTGACAATCGAAGGATACTAAGAATTTAGACTGTTCTAGCATATTATTAATATTAAGCAATGAGTATTCTCATAAGTTAAAGGTTCTTTACTAGTAGGATGGGAGGATGCACCCATTATTAGAATAATTCCTCCCATGACTAAGATAAGTATAATATTAGGCTTCATGTAATTCCTGATAGGTTGTACATAAGTCCTCGATTAGGTCCTCGATAGTATCCTCCCAGGAATCGTACCCGTCAAGGTTGTATTCGGCAATGAAGGTAAAGAATGTATCTCCAAATAATAATCGTAAGACTTTGTCTGTTAGGGTTTCGTCTTCGTCATATAGTTTGTTCTCTTCCTCATTGGAAAGTTCTGTATCTCCATTTAGGATAACCGAGATTTGTTGCAGTCTGAGTAAATACCCATTAAGAGTATCAAGGTCCTCTTTAGACCTTGTCTCTTGGAATTTAAGATAAGTCTTTGATGGTGTCATAGTTAGTCCTCCTCTGATTTAATTTGTTGATTCAAGGGTATGTATGGTTCAGCAGGTAATTCTTCAGCAAGTACTGATATGAATCCTTCCGGGTATAAGGTATATAAGATTCGATATCCATAATCTGAATGTGGCAAGAATACATCCATAATGTTTTTGAGTAATGGGTATAGCTTCCATTGGTTATCCTCTAGGAATCGTTTCCATTCATCCATTTCGCTAGCATCATAGTTAGCAGTTAATTGAATGTGATAACGTTGTGTTTCCGTATCGATTGGGATAAATAGGTTGGTGACTACCTCAATTTCGTTTGAAGGCTTTTTGTATTGAGTAATTGGATACCAGATACCTTCGTTTTTCCATTGATTGAGCTGGAATATTGTCATCCCAGATTCAAGTAAGTTGGTGAGTTTGTAAAGATTAACCATGTTGTTGTCTATTTTAAAATGAATAAATATATTTTATTCTTATATTTGCAAATATAAGAATAATAAATAATATATGCAAATATAACTGAGGTAGAGGCAGGCTCTTAGTTAGGTTAGAGCCTGCCTCTGGGATAGATATGAAAACAACTGGTTAATCATCGTTAAAAGAACCCTCATTTAGAGTTTCATTAAGTACCTCATTAAGGAGTTCTGCACGTTGTTCTTTTGATAGGCCATCCAGTGTTCCTTTGATTCTCTCCTTTAATGCCTTTTTAAGAGTATTTTGGTACTGATTGATAAAGGTAATTGAAGAGATTGGTACTGGTATAAGTACTCTCATTTGTGTAGTATGATTACATCTGTCAAGTAATTCTGATAACTCTTTACGGTTATCCAAAGAATGTTGAATAACCATGGCAATTACATCTGGTTGTTGAACATCGGTACATCCAGAAGCATAGCGTACGATTCTATCAAATGTTGACTCGGTAATGTCAAATGGCATTCCGTTTAAAAATGGTTCCTTGAAGTCAGGGTCCATGGTCTCTGTTTCTAAAATAGCTCTAATTGTCATTCTTCTACTTCTCCTATGTTGTTAGCAAGTAAATAATCGTAGTACAAGTGTACGTTAGTATCTCCATAAGTCCTAATGTAGGATTCAGCATCCTCTGGGTCTGCTGAGACCCAGGAATATTCTTGTATCTGTGCCTGGTGTAATTGTAAGGCCAGAGATTTTAATTCTTCTTTGTTCATGATATTCTGAAATTAAGTTGGTAAATCCAATTGTTTTTATCCAGCTTGGTGAACGAGATAAATATAGCATCACCATCGGTAAAGCTTTGCATAAATTTAATGCAGCCATCGGCAATGATATTTTCTCTTTGTCTATCTACTGTAATTAGGCTTTCAAATGTGAAAGTATAATAGCAGGTTTCGTATGCCCAGATTTGATTGATATCAATGCAGGCCAATTGATAGTTATCGTATATCTTACTGAGCAGTTCAAATAAGATATCCTTTAGGTTCTCGTTTTCCTCTTCTGTAAGAGAGAAAGTGTTTTTGTTAGCAAGGAATCTTTTAAGTACCTCGTCCAAGTTCTGGATAGAGGATTTAGATGTTGTTGTTTTCATATTTTTATTGTTTAATTATTACACTACAAATATAAGAATTTTATTTTAAATATTACTATATTCTTACTTTTATTTTATAATAGCTGAGGTTCTACACACAAGAAAAGGCAGTGGGTTAGACTGCCCTTTAAGAAGTTCGATTAAAGTTTTCTTCGAAGTTTGTCAATAACTTCTTCGGTAAATTGTTTTACGAAAGCTGGGTCAGGTTCTGAACTACCTGGGTTGAGTTGTCTCCAATGAAATTTCATACTGGTTCTTAGTTCTCGAGCCAGGTTGTCAGCAGATATGTCAAAAGCCTCCTCGTAATTGATAATCTGTATGAGAGTCCTTACGCATTTGCCTGCATCTCCAAGAGGAACCTTTTGTTCAATCATTTCGAATCCTTCTTCGTAGATTTCTACTGTATCAATGTAGATAGTATCACAGTGTTGAAGAGCATTGATTAAGTCTATTGTATTGACTTTATCATCGTCACTCATTTCGTTGGCTATTCTGAAAGCCTCAGTGAAAGCATCTAGGATTCCCTGCATATCGGGGTCCTGTTCTTTAATTGGAATACGTCTAATGACTCCTACCTGTTCGAAGGTTAAGTAATACTTGGTTTGCATGGTTATAAAATTTTAATAGTTTATTAATTCATTACAAATATAAGAAATATATTTATATCTGCAAAAGAATTAATAAACTATTTAATAATTACTGGGGTAGAGCCCGGAATCTGTTTAAGTCCCAATCGTACTTTCTGTCTCCCTTATTAGTAAATACCCAAAGGTAATGGTCTTTATATTCCTTTGATATGGTATTATACTTAGAGGTCTGAATGATGATACGATTTGGTTCGTATTCAAGTAATTCTGCATGTACTGTAGATACATGATGACTTTCAAGATTAAGTTTATCCTTGAAGTCTTTAAGGAACTCATCCCGGTTTACACCATAGTTATCTCCCACGAATTTAATGTAATCGTCCTCTACCTGTTCTAACATGGTAGATACCTTGAATCTAAACTTGTTCATCTTTGTTATTTTTAAGGGTTCGTAATTTCTCTTTGAGTTCTTCAGCACATCTTTCAATGATATTACTTACTACTACCAAGCAATCTTCATCGGCAAATGACATAATGATATCCATACATTCATCAAAGTAGTTTCTGATTGATTGAGGATTATTCCAAAGTACATCCCAGTTTTTGCAATAATTAAACCGAATGATATCTATATACTCATTTACCGATACTTTACTATCTGGTAGATATGGATATACCTTTGAATACAAAGATTTAAAATTATCCTCAATCTCCTCATTCAATCTAAACTCTTTTGGTAGAGCCTCATAGTAAGACATATCTGGAATGTAGAATTGGTAAGCAAATTCCTTATCTGTCTGTGCCTCAATTCCCGGGTATGAATTAGCAAATAATACTGGTATTTTATAGAGCAATAAGTCTGGTACTCTATCATATACCTTGTAATGGTCTTGGTATTCTTTGTACGCATTAACATATACCCGGTCATCGTATATATGAAGTTCATTGAGTATCGTTTGAACTCTTGAATGAAAATCTTCTAACTCAAAGTGCATGGCAATGTTAAAGGTATCTTCCATACCTTCTAACTTTTGTAAAGTAATAAGTCTGCGGCTTTTGATTACTCTGATTTTCTTTTTCTTTCTGAATAAGTTGAACATGTGTTAAAATGTAAAGTTAATATATACGTCCTGAGAACCTTTCATGAATTTCTCATGGTTGGTATCATCGAATTTAAAGCAAGAATATTTGCCTAATGAGCGTTCATATTCTCCTCTTACCCATACTGGTGCAGTAGTAGTGGGTTTAAGTTTAAAGTAAGTACCTTGATTGATGTTCTTAATCTTGGTCTTTTTACATTCGGGGTCTAATGTTTCCATATATTTGTCTATTTTTAAAATTGATATGCAAATATAATATTTTTAAATTTAATATGCAAATCCGTATATACACAACTGAGGCCACCATTAATAGGTAGCCTCTAAGTTATTTTCTTTTGTTTAGGAATGATGCAGCAAGGGATGTATCTTCTTCTGCTTCTAGTATTTCATCATCCTCTAAGTACCTATCCATCTCTGGGTCATAAGAATCGGTATCAATCCTCATTTCAATCTCCCTACGCAATTCATGGTGTTCTTTAGAGGATATTTCCATAGCAGCCTTATAGTTATCTGTGATTTGATTGAGTTCTTTCTTATTAAGATTAAGGCCCTCCTTGGACGTATCTACTCCCTCTTGCTTAGTTGCAACTACTTCAGGCAATGAATTGATATCGTATTTGTCCTCTAAGAGTTTTGCTTCTTCAGTTTTAGTAAGTACCTTTTGAGATTCTAATACGATAGTTCTTGCTTCCTCTATCGAGATAGTATTCTCAGCATTGAGATTATTCTGTTGATTGAACTGATTGAAGATATTAGTTGTATTGCCTCCAGTAAGATTACGAATGATTGATTGTAATGATGTAGAAGATTCCAACTTAAGCTTCAATGTCTTATTAACCTCGGACGAAATGAAAGGAGTATATTTACCTCCTTGGGAATCTCTTAAGATTTGCAACTGGTGGGATATCTCCATTCTATCCTCTAATGCCCATGCTAGTTGTTCTCCCAATAACGCGTTAAGTAATTCTTCCTGTTTATCTTTATCCCATATTCTAGAAGACAATAATCTGTCTCTCATGAATACTCGTACATATTCTATATCAATCCCTAATCTATTAGAGAATGAATTGATATCATAGGTTACTCCACACAAAACACCATTACCCATTAACCACTGATTAATAAGGTAATTCTGTACCTTAATCAATGCTTCCTCTTCATGTGTCTTCTGGTATTCTAAAGCCATTGCAGTAGTACCCATAGGACGAGGGAATCTTGTTATCTTATCTTCTTTTGCCATATAAATAAGCCTTTCTTATATCTTTAGATTCATCATATCCTACTAGCTCTAACTTATAACATACATAGCAATTAATACTAAGGTTATAGAAATATGCCTTATAGGTTTTCTTTTTCACTGCCAAATTAAAAGAATCACCAGAGACATAATCCCTGGTGAAAATTAATTTATCACATTTGCCTATCGGAATACTAAGGCAAAGTTTCCAATCCTTGGCAATAAATTTATTGCCGTGAAGGTCTAGGATTTCCTTTGCCATGACTTCCCTTTTTATAGGTAGATTGTTTTTTGTCTTGTTCATTGAGGTATTCCTTCTTCCTTTTTTCAATGAACTGTTGGATATCTGGGAACATCTTTGCTCTTAAAGGTACTACCTGAGTAGCAAAGAAAGCATTCCATAGGTTCTGTGTAAATCCTTCACCTACTTTAAGCTTGGATATTGCCCAGAATTTACTTTCGAAATTCTTAATGATTTCCTTGAACCGATAATAATATAACTTATGAGTCTTAGGGTTAATGCCAATGGTAGTAGTTTGGCAATAATCTAGAAACTCTTTACCCAATTCGGAAATAAACTCTTCCCTTTTGAAGTCGTAATTCTCTTGGTCGAGTTTAAATAACTTTACGTAATCTATTGCTTCCATATATTTACTCTTTAATTGTTTCTAAAGGATAAGCCTTTAGTGTTACTTTCTTGGTTGCATCCTGGACCTGAAATAAATATCCTCGGTAATTATCCTCATAATAGGAGGACCAGATTGCTTCCTTTACCCTGTACCAATCTAAAGTCTTGGCACCTTTGGGGATTCCTGTGATTAATAACATGTGAGAGTTTTCTCCCACTTGAATGTTAAAAATATCCTTGCCATCAAAGTTACCTATTACTACATAGTCCGGAAAGGTAGGGTATTCCTTTAATTTAGGGTAAGGTACACCCAAACTATCTACTATGGTTTCAGGCTCTAGGATTTGATTCTGAAATCGGATATTTAGTTTCGATTTACCTATGTATAGGTCTTTGACTATATTCGTGAACATATGTAGATTATTATATGGGTTATACCTTGGTCCTTGAAGTTATTTAGGTTAGTTGCCTTTTCCTCAAGTTTCCTTAGTGTCTTTCTAGAATCTGTACAGATTCTTCTGGTTGGATTTCTAACCAGCATCAGAATATTCTCTAGTGCAGGTTGCAAAGCATTAACTGGTCCTGCATAAAGTATCTCATGCTTCTTCCCACTAATTACATTGTATTGGGTTTTATAGGCATACTTACCTTTGATATAAGTTACCTCAACCTTTTCTATTTCTTCTTTTCTTATGTTTCTTACCATAACCGTCTTTATTTACATAATCTGATATTTCGTCTAATTGTCCCAAGAGTAATGCCTGCACAAATATAGGTACAGGCCTGAAAAAGAAGTTTCTTATGTTACTGGTGTTAATATACCAATCGTATACAATAAAGAACTTCTTAATCTTCCTATGTTTAAGTGAACGTTGAACTAAGTAGGTTTTAACGCATCTCTTATGCAACTCCACCAACTCCTTGTCTTGCTTTAACATCTCCTTTGCGGAGAATATAGTGTAATCCATTTTTATACCTTTAGAAGGTTAATACAATGAGGAAGGTACTCTGATATTGGGTACCTTCCCTGAGAGGTAAAATCAAGCAACTTGTTCTGGCTTAAGGACTTTGTTCTTGAAGTCCTCGTATGCCTTAGCAGCTTTCTTGTATTCTTTGGAGTTTTGGTCCTTGATACGGAACATTTCCCGTTCAAGTCTGTGAAGTTCATTACGAGTTTGTTGTCTCCATTTCTTCCGGGCCAGGGTATCGGTTATATCCTCTGGGTATACGTATTTTACTTCCCGGTTGGAGATTACCTTTTCGATGATGGAGGGTTTCTGTTGTTTTTCAACATCTTTTACTACCTCTGCTTTTTTAGAGGTTTTCTTTGTTGGTTTGGGTTCTTCCGGAGTAACCTGAACCAATTTGGCACCTGCAAATTTCTTGGCAGCTTCCTGGGATTCTTCTACCAATTGAGCCTTAGTCTTTTTAGTTCTCTGGGCCTTAGTAGTTTTAGACTTGGATGTAGCATCCTTAATTCCTTCTAATTGTTGAGCAACTTTGTTACCGATAAAGTTAGCAACCTTGTTTTCATTCTTTTTCATAACGTCTATATTAAAAATGTTTATAAATGAATTAATTTCTTATCACATTGCAAATATAAGAATAATATTTTATATAGCAATAAAATAAAAAGAATATTTTTAAATAGCTGAGGTTAATCGGCTAAGAAGTCGAAGATCTCTGGAGCATAATCTATCTCGTTTTCTGGGTCTGATAAATATTCGTCCAGGTTTTCGTTATAATAATCGAGTTCTGATTTAGCCTTGGGAGCAGGTACAAAGGGTATACATTTTTCTGGATATTTCTCTGCAAACTTAATGGCATCTTGATAAGTTAACTTCTTATCAGTATAAAATTTAACCCATGTATGGGAGTATCCCACTCCTTTTCTAGTAACTTCGTATTGTTGATATCCAGAATTACTTATCTGGTAGATTTGATTCTCTGGAATGATTTCTATTTCTACCTGATATTCGTATATTCTTTTTCCGAGTTTGTTTGCCATTTCCTGAATTGAATCCATTAATGACTTAGGCTTATCTGCAAATGAGAAACTGTATTTAGTTTCTGGTACATCGTTCTTTTTAAACGACGGAGCAGGATTTATCCTGCTTGCATCGGGTGTAGGGTTTGAGCCTATAGCCAATCCAATTAGTATAAATCCTGCTAACCCTATGATAGGTAGTTTTCTAAGACCTGAGTTCATAGCCTGTGGTTTTAAACTTGTTTCTGATATTAGAAGAAACGTATTTACCTTTGGACTCTGCTAGGTGTAATTCATTGCAGATTTCTTTAGGTACACCATCATAACGGTAAACTTTGTTGCCTTTAAAAGCAATCCAAAGTTGTTTGTTTTTGGAGTCATATCCGTAGCCTTCAACGTTTGAGGATTCGCAAGGAATCATTTCAACTCCAGTGTTCAATTCAACTGATTCTAAGTATTCGTTCTTGTCCATATTAAATTAAATTATTAATGTGAGTTCAGGATGAAATTTATTAGTTTCTTTGTGTAATAGTTCCCATGCTCCGTAAACTCCTTGGGATAAATCATGTATCCATTCATCTTCCATTTTGAATAGGATATGAGAACAGATATATAATTGATATTCGTTCAGAGTCTTTATCAATTGAGGCATTTCGTATATCTCTTCGTAAATCTGAATATGATGCTTGACTGAATCAAGCATCTCTTCGTCATTTATCTGTAACAACTTCCTGAGTAAATCAGGTTCTGTATTATCCAAGTTGTTAAGGATATTGGTAAGAGCCTCAATTTGAATATTGGCAATGTTCTTTACTACCTCTTTGGTTTCTGCATCCATTTTAATATTTATTTTCGTTATACAAATATAAGAATTTTATTTTAATAAATAATACTCTTTTATTAAATACTGAGGTAGAGGATCTTTCGTATGGCAGACCTAGATAGGTTATACTCTCTGGTTAATTCATTAATGGTTAAACCCAAGGTATATTTCCTACGTATTATTTCTCGGTCTAAGTTCTTTACTTTTGCTCTTGGATTCTTATCTCCAATATAACCTCTACCATCTCTGATACATTGCTGAGTATTTTCAGAGGGAGTACCCCAATATAAATTACTTACGTTATTATGACGAGGTACATTATCTTTATGACATACATAAGCTTTATTCTCCGGATTAGGTATATAGACCATTGCCACCAATCTATGTATATAAAATATCTTACCTTTCCTTTGAATAAACTTATATCCTTGTTTACTAGTATTATACTTAACCCTATGCCATTTATCTTTAGTGATGTGGCCAGATTTATCGTATCTACTCCAAAGTCTACCTCTTTTACTTATGAAGTATCCTTCCAGAAATGGTATGTTATCATTTTTGGTTATCATTAGCAAACTTAATATTTAATCTCTTAAGAGACTCATAGGCATTAGGAGATAACAGTACATCTGGTGCCCAACGTAAAAAGAATTTTGAAGGCTTCTTTTCTGGGTTGGTCATCAATTGCCTCATCTCAGCAGAGAACTTTAATCGTTCTTCTTCAAGTTGATATTTAGGGAACTTTGTGAACTCTGCTTGAGAGAAGGATATGGTTTTCTTACCAACAGAGGCCCTTAACGGTTTCTTCCTTTCTTTATAAAGATACGGAACAATTTTCTTCGATGGTCCACCAAGGATACTAAAGCCGAAGATGACCATTGGGTCAAATTTATCTGCCTTGGGGTCTTTGGCTCGTTTGATACATCTTGCCATCCAGGAGTATGAGTTAGGATATTGCTTGTTGTCAGTGGCTTCTCCCACATCCTTACTGTTGAATTCGAATCCTGGGAAATGAAAAAGAAAGTCCTCTGTAAGAATAAAGACAAACCCTAATTCCCTTAGATACTTAATAATCTCTTGTTGGCTCTTACCTTCTTCAACCATTTTCTCTACATCTGCCAAGATATCTTCTCTTGGTGATTCAGTAAGTTGTTTACTCCCAGTAGAAGGTCTTCCTCTTCCCACTGATTGTTCCTTGATTGGTAAGTTACCTACGAGCTTATCTAAGTAATTCTTAAAGTTTTCAACATCTTGTTTATTTGTAAGAGTTACCTCTATTCTTATTGGTCCCTTATGTTGTACTTTTGGCCCTGAATTCATTTCTGTATACGCATCTACCAATCTATCTTGAATATAGGAACCATTATCTTCAAGTGTAGTGATACGCAGTTTGGGTTTATATGTTTTTTCTTCCATAAAGTCTTAGTATTAAAAAGAAAGGCCTGAACAAAAGTGATTTGCCAGGCCTTTACATCATTAACGAATACTTAATAGGATATGAGATTAATCTTCTTCTTTTTTGGCCTTCTTTTTCTTTTTATCTTTGGCCTTTTTGTCCTTCTTTGCAGGAGCAGCCTTTTCGGTGGCTTCTGCCTTTCCTTTCTTTTCCTTCTTGGGTTTTTCTTCCTTCGGAGCTTTACCGGCAGCCAGTCTTCTCTGTTCCATACGATATTTTTTCTTTTCATCAGAAGTCATTTCCCGACCATCAATGAGAGGATAATCGTATTTGGTAACTCGGCCAGCAGATTCCTTCTTTTCTTTTTTCTCTTTTTTCTTTGAAGCCTTTTCATCTTCTTTGGCTTTTTTCATTTTTACCAATTTGGCTTCGTTCTTTAAATCCTTTTCAGGATACTGGGCAGCGACTTTGTCTCTTTCCTTGTTGAGCTTATTCAAGAGTTCAGTAACCTTTTTACCATGTTTCTTGTCTTTTGACCAATCCTTTTGAGGGTCCAAGTTGTTCTCTTTGAGATAAGCATCCAATGCCTTTTTAGCCTTTGAAAGTTCCGGAGTCTTATTAGCCGGTTTGTCTTTCTTCTTGTCTTTCTTCATGTTTCTAAAATTTTTAAGTGGATTGAAATTTCCTTAGTAATTATCCATAGTTATAATATCCTAATCGAAGTAGGGATTTCCTTAATTTCTAGGATTTCTATACTTGCATTTTCAAGAATGGCTCCAAGTTCTAAGGCATCCTTTATCTCTTGCTTAGTAAGATTGACAAAAGTTTGTTCTGCAATCATTTCTCGTCCATCTGAATAATTAACATATTTAAACTTTACAGTACTGATAGTACCTTTTAGTTTTTTATCTAGCCTACCCTTAAAATCCTTAAGCCTACGTTTAAGATATTGAAGGTGAATAACATGGGTTTGATATTTACCTCTCTTATGAGGAGGAGTAACCTTAATCATATACCGAGTATATTCCATATCTTTTAATACGGCTTGAATACCCTGTATGATGGTTCTTAAATTCATTTCTTCCATGATGGTCTTGGTATTGGTTTATTTTCGATTGCCATTTCGGTTAGCATTTCTTTGGCTTCTTTAATAATTAATTCAGAGAGTTCCCTTTCTTCATTCGATAAGGGAGGGTCCATATCTTTATCTTCTAGTGCATTAGTATAATTCTGAATAAGATTATCTAATGCAAGGATAGTTATATTCTTTCTGATTTCTCTTTTGTCTTCCATAACCTATAAAATAAATAAAGCCTACTACCTTCTCAGGCAATAGGCTCCCAACATAATTTTTGAAATACTAATAAACTATGCAAACCATTAGCGATGTTCTCGCTAATAAGTAAGGGATAGAAGTTTAATCTTCGTCTCCGGCTTCCTCTTCTTCGCCCTTAGCCTTTTTAGCTTTCGGGTTACAGATAATACCGTGTCCTTTTTTGGATTTTACGGTTAGATTGCCCGGTACGAATGTTACGGATGTAGAAGTTGGTTTACCGTCGATGACCAGAACTGATGTTACCACCACTCCCTGATATCCTTCTTTGTTCTTTACTGCGTAACCGTAGTTCTGAACTTCGGATTTATCGTTGATTTTGATAACATCAATTTGCTTGCTGTTTGGACGTTGCTCTGCAGGACGGTTTTTCAAAGCTTCCATACGAGCTTTACGTTTTGCTTCTTTTTCAGCATCTTTTTCTTTGCCACCTTTCTTCTTGGTGTCTTCTTTTTTCTTAGTTGCCATAATCTTTTAAGTTTTAGTTTTTTTAATAGAACAATAGTTATTTCTTATGATAAAGGTGGGCTATTGCTTTAGCCCAACCTTCATAGCCGGAGAATGAATTACTTCTTTCCTTTTTTGCCTTTACCTTTGGCTTCTTTCTTTGCCGGGAGTTTGAGACCCAATTCTTTGGCAATTGCTTTGCGAAGTTTTTCGATATCATCTTCTTCAAAGTCATCCGGGTCTGTTTCGAGATCTTTGTCATCGCAAACATCTTCCAGTTCTTCGAAGTCCATTTCGGCAAGAGCTTCACCGGTTAATTCTTCTTCCTCTTCGTCTTCATCTTCGTCATCGTCCGAGTCTTCATCATCCTCGTCATCTTCATCATCATCATCAGAGTCCTCATCGTCAGAGTCCTCATCGTCGTCATCCTCATCAGAGTCCTCATCGTCGTCCTCTTCTTCTTCCTCGTCTTCGTCATCATCATCTTCCTCTTCTGAAGCAAAGAAGTCTTTTGCTTCTTCGGCAGACAACATAATAGGAGCCGGGATAATTTTTACTGAGCCATCTTCGTAAGTAATGATGATTGCACCATTAATCTCTTTGCGAGATACTTCCTTTAACTCTACCTTTTTGGTTTCTTTTTTCTTAGCCATTTTCGTAAATGTTTAAATGTTAATAATCAATAGTTATATCACTCTGTTATAAGTTTCTTGTATTTTCTTTCGCTTCCCGTAAGATAAGCAAATGCAATATTATATTGTTTTACCTCATCAATTACGGTCTTTAGTTCTTCTTGAGATTCTATCTTTACATCTTCTGTATCGATAACTTCATCTTGGTCATTATAGGTATTAACCTTAAAGGATTTACCCATGAACGGATTTAATTGTTTATGTACCCTTACTTCCGGTACTGGGTTTTTAGTTTCCATTGCTGTATTTAATTTTAATTATTCCAGGAATACCAACCTTACCAAATACTTCGGTATAGAATTTGTATTTTGGATTTTGCATTGATTTATAGTTATCAGCTAATCTCATGGGAAATACCCAATATTCATTTTCTAGCATCCTGTTTGTCATAATGTAGGCATATTTACTTCTCATCCTATATTTGCTTACAGGAATGAATCCCTGAAATCTTAAAGCTTTTACTAAGAACCTTTCTTTTGGTTGCCATCCCAAATGATTTAAAGATTCATCATAAAAGATATCAAGCATATCCCTTTGTGCTTTGATAAATAGTACTTTCTGTATCGGGATATCTAATTTCTTTCTTAGGTACAAGGCCAAGGAACATACCAATGGAGGATATTGCAAAGAAAAAATATTATATTTATTCTTTTCTTCTTGACTCAGCCTGTTGTAAATCCTGTAAGATAGCAGAATGGATTTGTATTCTCTTCTTCCGGATATACTTGGAAGATATGCCTTCCCGTTGTCCATACAATTTTTGTGAGTACCTTTCATTGAATACCTTCTTTCCTTTTGATTTAAAGACCCGGTGCATTTGAACCATGAACCTTCGTCTTCTGTGTTTATCAATTTTATATTCATCCGGGATAATAAACTTCCTGGCTTTTACTAATCTCCCTTTATACCAGAATTTAGTAGAACCAGATTTATGTCTTAGACCATTCATATCTTGAAGTATTCTTATCCCTTGCCTAAGTAATTTCCTGCCTGATATGATATGAATATATTGAAGAACATCTACTCCGTACATATAAACCAAAGTCTTTTTTATTTGATACCTTGTGAAATAAGGTATACCGGTTAAGTGTTTCCGATATAAACTTTTTTCGGTAATACGTTTGTTGGTGGTATCTGGTCTCCATGTCCATATATAATATCTATCTTTTCGGATTGGTTCCCTACTACTTTCCTTTAGCTTTACCATTACTCATAGTCCTCCTTGCAGTTCTAAACCAAAGTGTTATCGATTTATCATTTGCATCTGGGAACTTCTTTTTCATCCTTCTAGTTACTCTTTCTAAATCATAACCCTTTGCAACCAATGACCATACATAGGATTTCTTAGTTCCCTTGATGAGATTGAATTCATCCCTTTCTCTTGGTGGTTTCTTTTCCCTTGGCTTTTTTATTCCTGGAACCCTTTTGGATTTCCTTTGCCCATCTTCTCCTTCTTCTCCGAGAAACCCAAGCCTTAATTTCGAATTCCTTAGAGGGTCATCTTTTGAATAACCTATGTTCTCCAATTGTTTATCCATCCAATCATCATATTGGTCAATCAATGATTTGTCTGGTTTATTAGTTGACCTTTCGATATAACCAATTAAATCGAAAACTCCAGCAGCACATGCATCAGGGAAAGGCATACCCAATACTATGGCTTTTCTTTTTAAATCCCTGTAAGTCATATTCCTCCCGGCTGAACCAAGGAAACTGGCTTTTTCTTTTGAGGGTGCTGGTTTATTCTTTTTGTTCTTTCTCATATCTTTTATTTTAATTTGTTGCAAATATAATACTTTTTATTTATATAAAGAAATATTTCTACTTATTTTTATAAAAAGCTGAGGTATCTGATATGCGTTCAGCAGCCGTTGATTTAGGCTTTTTCTTCCTTTTCTTTTTAACCTTATTAGCATTGAAGGCCATATCAAGTTTCTTAATACTGAATTCTATATTATTCACTTGATTATAGTTAACTGCTTTTTCCACGCAGCATCTGTACTCAGGCCAGAAGCGTTGTCCTAATTTTACATCAACTGTTTTAATCATAAACTTGGATACCATAAATCCAAATGTATCTGCATCATCTTTCTTTTCGAATACATACATATAGAATCTACTAAATTCACTAACTACCTCATCTAAAGGTCTTACGGGCATTAGTAAATATCCATCTGTATATAATTCTTCTGATATTAAGCATACCCAGTATTTCTTTTTTCCGGGTTTTACTTTATATCTAAACCTTTCTTTCAGTTTTGTGTGCATCCATTCTGGTACTCGGTTTAAAAGGTATTTAATGTATATCTTGTCCTTCTTATTCAACCGCCTTTTAAATGCAGAAGGCTGTTGTAGCATTCTTGGTAGAATCCTAAAGTTATTCCACCTATCGAACTCTAGAATTAACCTCATTGAATCTAAGTCCCAGGGGTCTTCTGATTCTTTGAGTCTTTTCATATTTCTTTCGATATTACTATTGCTTACCTTTGAGAGTAAGTTAGAAGAGTCTCCAGTATATAGACTAGCTTCTTTCCTTGTTAATCTCTTTTCAATACATCCTTCAATAAAATCACAAAAGCTTCGTTCGCAAGGGCAGTCAGGTCGAAAAATAGAAGTGTGTAACTCGAAAAAATCAGAGAATAATCTGAAGAACTTTTCTGACCTTTCTCTGATTTCTAAATACTTGTAATGTGACAACTTTAAAATTTCACCAGCTTCCCATGAGGATTTGCTTTCTGATAACTGAAGGAATAAAGACTGCCTCTCTATTTCGTTTAAGCAGTCCCAAGCTTTCTTCTGAGCATCGTTCATATTAATTCCTCCTAAAATCCATTATTCTATCTATTGATTCACTTGTTATCTCATTTGGGTCATAATCTTGGGAGTTAGCATATAACTTATCTGGGTCATAATTCTGGTACACGCTATAGATTACGTTATCAAAGGGTAACCATATTTCCATTTTACCCATTTCCGGATATAAAAGAAGTTGTACCATTTTATTTATGTGGTCTATACCTAATACCGTAGCATCTATTCCTTCGTAAGGATAACCTTTGAGTACTAAGTAATCGCCTATCTTAACATTCATCAAATCGTCTACAGAATATTTCTTTCCTTCTTTTGCCATCCTCTTAAACCTTTTAACATCCTTTCTGGTACATGTAGCTACCAATGAGAAATCATCAAAGTCTTCAGAGTTATCTATTCTAGCTTTCTTCTTCCTTTCATGAAGAGTCTCTGTAGACTTTAACCAAGTTCTTATACCTGATATACTTCTCTTCAGTTTGTTTAGAAAAGGTCTAGAGTACGCTAACTCTGTAGGCATCTTGATAAAACCATAATTGAATAAGATAGGTACTTCTTCGAATATCATCTTACCCTTTGCGGTTTTCTTTAAAACGTTTATCGTAGGGATAATGGCACGTACTTTTTTATATCCCTTTTCTTTAAGTTCTTTATTAATGTTCTGATAATACTTTCGTTCTATGTAGAAAATACAATAAGAATAAGGGATACGTTTCATATTATTTCTTTTTAATGATTAACTTAGCTTGCTTATGAATTAACTTATAAGGTACATTTAAAACCTCACTAGCCATAAATACCATAAGAGTATTCCCGGGTACTTGAATATACATTACTTTAGTAACATATTCTGTAATAATATCTCCCAGTTTTACTCCAACTACGAAGAAAAATTCATTTGCAGGCATAGAATTATACCTCATACATAGAATAGGTACTTTCTTTGCCCTTTTAGCATCTTTACTTGCTTGTTCCCAGAATCTTAATATATCACAACCCTTATTGCCAAGCAATATATGTTCAAATTTAATTTCTTTGTAGCTTTTACATTCTACGGATATCTTACACCTGTGAGCATGTCTTTCATCTACACAAGTAATATCAGAAGCAGCATCCTTGTTAGAATGCCAAGCCCCTGACATTGGAACTCTATTCCAAGTATAAGCGGTCCATTTAGTAAACCACTTAGACATTTTTAATTCAAATCTTGAGCCTTTTTTCTTACTATTCATGATGTATTATATTTTATATCATTATAGTAGTTGGTACCTACTCAGGCCATTCACCTTTTCAACTTGCAGGATTTTAGTATTAGATAATGGAAGTGAATCTAAATGGGTAATTAGGAATAGGGTCTTATTTGCAAAAGTATGCCTGATTAAAGATGTAACTACCTCTACATTATCAGAACTCAAAGATTCAAATACCTCATCAAGGAAGGCTAGATTAATCCCTTTGGAAGCAGTTAGAGATTCGTTCATAGCAAATGCCATTGCAACATTACAAAGTTGTCGTTCTCCTCCAGATAATTCATTGTAATCAATAATTTGTCCATCCCTTTCAATTAAAGTATAAAAGTCTTTTCTAATAGTACCCAAATCTATACCAAATTCAATCCTGAATCCCAATACTTGAGAATATTTATCAAGTGTTCTATTTAACATATCCAGAGATGAATCAAACAGATAAGCCTTGATTCCATTATTACCAAGTGGGTCATTAAGTAACCAATCGTAATTCTTTAACTCTAATTCCTTATTATGGTAATCCTCGTCTACCTTACGAAGATTCTTTCTAATTTCCTTAAGTCTCTCTTTATACTTAGGAGACATAACCTTAAGCTTCTCTCGTTTTAGCTTTTCCAAATCCTCGTCAATAGAGGCAATATCTGAAGCAATATCATCACATTCTTTTTGAAGTCTCTTATACTTCTCATTCGTAGTTCTCAACTCATCCAATCTACCCAGAGCATCTTCATATTCTTCCTGGAGTTTATCCGAGTTTATGATTGCTTTATAGATAATATCTACGCTCTCTTTCGCACGTTTGTAGTGGCCTTTATCTAACTGTATCTTGAGTTTCTTTACAAAATCTGGTAATGATACTCCAGATACTATACGGTTATATTTTATCTTGGATTTAAGACCATCTACATAATCTGTATGTTTCTTAATCTTAACTTTAAGACTCTGCTCTACCTCGTCCTTAAGTTGTTGCTGCTTTTTAATAAGTTGCTTAGTTAGGTCCTCCCTATCTTTCTTTAATTCTCTACGTTCTGATTTGATTTTCTCTTTAAAACCCTTTTCCCTATCTCGTAAATCAAAGTAAGCTTCCTTATTTGCTTCAAGTTCTTTCTTTAATAAAGCAGATTGGTGTTCTACTTCGTTTGCCTGAGCTAATAGATTATTTTTATCCTGCATAGCTATACCTTTGGCAATGTTAAGAAATTCTAAATCAAATACTTCTTCGAATATCTTCTTCTTATCTGAATTAGATTCTTGTATCAGTCGTTTAATACCCTGACCAAACATAATGGAGTTCATGAATAAAGTGTAAGATAAGCCAAGCTCTGCATTAATGGCATCTTGGAGTTTATTCTTACCCTTTACATTCACTACCTCGTTATCTTTCATAAGGATAAGCCTATCTTTACCTTTAGCCCCATCCTCAAGAACTATATTGCATTTCTGACATCGGATAATTTTATAAATATGTTCTCCCTTTTGAAAGAATACCTCTACCATTACTCCTTGGTAATCTTTAGGTCTTACCTTTTCCCAGGTAGTTACTTCTGATACCCCTTTTAAATTTTTACCATATATTGCCCATACCAATGCCGATAAGATAGTTGATTTACCTTTACCATTCGGTGCCTTGATAAGTATGGTACAACTTGGATTTAAAGGTATATGTAGGTTTTCTATTGAACAGAATCCTACTACGTTCATTGTTGTAAATGTTAACATGATTCAGCTTTTTTAAGTATGTCAATCAGTAGTTCTTTCTTATCTTGTTCAGTTATACCTTTTTCCTTAAGATACTTCCTTGCTAGAGCTTTCTTAGAAAGTTGCTTAGTAATTTTATGGTTAGTATTTACTAAGTTACTAGTTTTCTTAGGTAAAACGGTATAATAATTGCCATCATCTTTAATATCCTCTTCAGATTCTACATCTACGAATTTAGGGAATTGCTTAAGTTGTACGAATTGCATTGATAAGTCTGAATAAATCTTCCAATAACCCAATTTGCAATCTCTATCTGTTCTCCTTTGATGATTAGGTGCTCCTATCATATAAACCTTCTTTGATAGTCTTTGGGGTTTATGTATATGACCACATAATACCAAGTCAAATCGATTCAAGATATTTACATTGAGATTTTCTACAGAATCAACTTCTCTACCATCAGTATCCTTTGCTCCTGGATAATCCGTATGAAGAAGAAGTATGTTCTTTACATTCTTATCTAGTTTAAGTTTCTTAAGATATTCACTTAGACCCACATTATTATCAATATAGGGAACTCCATAAATGTGGTAATCTCCATAAGAACACCATTTGATTCTGGTTAGATTAACACAGCTCATAAAATTCTTATGAAATACAAAAGGCCATCCCTTAGTTATCCTATCAATACGATTTACAGATTTCAAATCGTGATTCCCGTCTATATAAATCATTTTGAATTTTGGATAGTTACTCTCTAACCTATCGAACTGTTCAGCAACGAATATTGCTAAATCTTGGTCAATTGATTCTGGCTTATGAAATAAATCTCCACAAAACAAAGCAGGACATTTGTACTTTTCACATTGACCTGCAATAACGTCAAGGACCTTGATACTATTCAAGGTCCTATTGTTGTTCTCATTGAATTTTGCCCATAAATTGATGTGCAAATCCGAGAATGCTATAAATACTACTTCTTTACTCATGAAGAAAATCAATAATAAGTTTCTTACGAATATCCAAATTAGCTTCTCTTATACAGAGAACTTTAGTTTCACCATATATGGATTTGATTACTCCCTCTGTTGCACCGTATTCCAAGAGTTGATTCTTAAAAATGTTCTTATAAATAGAAGATATTTCCTTAGTAGGTAAGAATCCCCACAAGTTCAATACGTTATCCATTATAGAAGATATTAAGAACTGGAAGTAATTATTCTCTATTCGTTTGCCATTATCTTCCATAACCCATTCCTTTACCATGGCAGTAGTAAAGTCTAATAGGATAAGATGAGTACATTGTTGATTGAGTAACATCTTGCAAGTTTCGAAAAAGTGTTCCATTTCACATTTAGGAACATTCTTGGCTTGCTTGTAATAGAAATAGGCAGCTAAATCAAGATAGCTTCTATCTGTAACAAATCTATCCCTATCTCTGAACATTTTGTTTCTTAGGTTCATTACCTGAAAATCTTCGAGTAACAAATCCTTTGAATCCCTTTCTAACATCTCTTTATGAGACATATCCTTTGTTTTAGGTATTAAGTCTGATACACTACCAGATACAAATTCTAATTCTGGAGGATATTTGGATACATCGAACTTAATCATACTGGGAACTTCTTTTGCTAAAGTGGTTTTCCCAACTCCACTTGCACCTGCAAACATGATTTTCATTCTGATAACTCTTTAAAGGGTTTAATAAATTCTTTAGTTAGGAACGAAGCCAGAGAATACTCTATGCACAGTTTCCTAAATTTATCATAGTTGAAAGTCTTCTTTCTCTTGAGAGGTATCTTATCTAAAGGGACATTACCTACAAACCAGAATAAATCAATCAACTTACGATTCCTTTCCCAAGCTTCTTGGTACTCTTTATTAGGTTTAGCTTCCAAGTATTTGTAGATTGATTTATACTCATCTAATATCTTTCTTGCAGTTACTGGACCTATACCTTTAAAACCAGGGATATCATCGGAAGTATCACCTACCATTGCAAGGTATTCAACGGTCTCATGTGAATGATAACCAAATAACTCTTTACAATTACCCATTCGAATAACTTCATCCTTTCTTGGATTTAATATCCTAACGTTCTTGTTTAGAAGTTGATTAAAATCCTTATCTGATGATACCAAGATTACATTATCCGAACGATAAGTATTAATAATTAGGTATGCTAAGAAATCATCTCCCTCATATTGAGTTTTATTCCTTTTATCAAATATATAAGAAATTCTTAGCATACCTAATATCTTCATTATAATTGCCTTTTGTATTTGCAAGGATTCATAATCAACCGATATATTTTTTCTGTGTCCCTTATAGTTAGGCAATAACTTATCCCTTACTGGTGAATGACCGTTATCAAAGGTTATAACTACTTCGTTGGGTTCAAACCTGGTAAGATACATGTGAAGTGATTTGAAAAATCCAAATATTGCTCCACTTGGTTTACCGTCTGTGGATTTAAGTTTCTCGAACTTGTGAAAAGATTGATGGAGAATGTTCTCTCCATCAATCAATAATACTGTTTTCTTACTCATCGTCTTCCTCCTCGTCATCTGATTCGTTAAATGATTCATATTCTACTCCATCTACTGGATATAAATTAGTAGTCAATGCTACTATCTTCTTTCTAGTTGTACCGATAGTATTTATCTCAGCCTTCTTTAATAGTTTACGACGAAGTTCATCATCCTCTTCCAAAAGCTTTTGGAATTTCTCTTCACCTCTTGCAAGAGTTTTTCCTTTGAACTTATATACTCCACCTGAAGATTTTTCTATGATATCATTTTCTACCAATACATCCTCAAGAGCATAGCATCTATCAAAACCTACTTCATGGAACTTAGGATTGAAGTAAACCGGACATTTGCTGATTGTAGGTCTTGGAGGAGCAACCTTATTTTTAATAAGTCTAATTGTGACAAGCTTTCCAGCTTTTCTTTCTTTACCGTTTTGCTTAACTGTGATAGATTTTCCTGAATAGAAAGCAGCTCTGATTGAAGCATAGAATTTGAGTGCTGCACCTCCTGTAGTAGTTGTATTATCTTTTCCGAATCCGACATTTAAAGCAGTTCTTAATTGGTTAATATAAATTTGTGTAACTCCCAGTTTGTAGAATAACTCACTCCTGATACGGAAGTATTTATAAAGAGCTTTTGCTCTACCTCCCATTTCTGCTTTACCCTCTACCATTTTAGAATCTATGTTATCTGCACAATCCATAGCAGCAATAGAATCAATTACTAAGAGTATTGGTTCATTCTTAGTTAACTGAGAACGTAAGTAGATTGCTAAATCTGCTACTGCATCGGAAATATACTCTATACGAGTATCGGTTAATACTGTAACCTTTTCTGGGTCTACACCATTTGCTTCAGCCCAGGAGTTCATCCAAGATTGTTCAGCATCTACCCAAATTACATGACCACCAAGTTGTTGACAGGTATATGCAAAATTATATGCAATAAGGGATTTACCAGAAGATTCTTCTCCAGCTACTTCGAGTACTTTACCAAATGGTATACCACCACCAAATGTATAGTTGAGAGCAAAGAAAGTAGAGGGTAACCATAAGTTTGATTCTACTGTATCTGAAGCCAATCTCATGATACTACCATATTTCTTTAATATCTCATTTTTTGTTGGTACCTTTAAACCAACCTTAGTTTTCTTTGCCATATTAAATTCCTCTTGATTTTAAAATATTCATTGCATGATTCAATACGTTTTTCTCTTCATCGGTAAACTTCATGAGACTACCTTTGTCGAATACAAGTTCTACTATGTGATATCCCATGAAGGGTACTTCAGACCTCTCTCCATTGGGTAATTCTACTTTGGCATACATCCATGATAATATCATTTCTGCCATAAGAGGGTCTACCAATTCCAATATTAAAACAGGATGTTCCCAAAATTGATTATTTCTGTATATTCCAGATTCTTTATATTTCTGTTTAACCCTTTCAGAAAAATCCCTCACCTTTGCATAATCAAAGTCTGGCCCAATATCATTGATTTCACAAAATCTTCTTATAATCTTTGACTTATCTTCATCTGATAAGTTTGCCCAATATTCTTTTGATACCATAATGTAATGTATTTATACTAAAGAAGGTGATAACTGAACGAATCTAATTACCACCTTCGAATGAAACCATAGGTTTAACTAACCTTTAAATATCTGATTTGTAACGTTTCTTCTTTTTCTTTTTGGGTTCATCATCCTCCATATAATGGTCTCTGTGAATCCCTTTCTTTTTTGTCTTTTTCTTTGGTTTGTCATCCTCGTCATCGTCTCCTCCATGGTCTTCATTCAAGAACTTAGCAAGAAGTTCTTCCAGTTCATCGTATGATTTGATTTGAGAACGAACTATACCTTCAAGGTCTACAGTACCTTGATATTTCTTATCCAATTTAGTTGGTTTACAAGCACGAGCAGAATAAGTTGTATCAAGCTTACCAGAACCAGAACGAATAATTTTGATATCATACCCATTTCTTGGGTCTGTCATATCACCAGCTTCATCCTCATCAAGGTATAAGTCGATAATATCTTGATAAACAGAGCGTGGAACTAGAACTCCCTTATCTTTACCTTCGTAATCGAATTTAGTTCCCTTTTCATCTGCATATACCAGACCACCGATAACATATCTTCTTCTTGGTACAAGGGTTTTTGCAAGTTCTTTGTCATCCTCATCCTTTGAGTTTTTCAATTCCTGGTATTTTTCCATGAAAGGACATGGTTCATCAAAAGTAGCCGGAGATATTACTCCCCCAAAATTACCTCCAAGATAGAACTGAACAATTTCGATTCCCAATTCCTGGTCATCTCCCGGAGATTTGATTCTCATACGTAAAGTACCTTCTTTAGGGAATACCAAACCATTTCCGTTTCCCTTAGATTCTAGCTGTTTCTTTCTAGCTAGCATCTTTTCCTTTGTAGAAAGTCCATCTGATGAAACTTTCTTCTTTTTGTCAAGTGCCATATTAATCGTTATTATTTGGTTCTGAGTAAATTATCTCATTCATACTCAACACCGTTAAAGTGTTCTTTTCCAAAAGTTGTTGTAAGCCTGGGGTAAGCTTGTCTGTTTCAAATTCCAGTTCCTTACCGGCATACAAACCATAGGTAACTATTCTACCTATTTGCACCAAATCCCGGTAAGTTCTATACTCTTCGGTAATCTCACCGAGTTTAACTATAACTCCCTTACGAGGAACTCCCTCTTTTACCTGTTCCGGAATAATAAGCCCGGACCGAGTTTGGTTTACTTCTTTTGGTGATAAGATAAGAACCCTGTTTTCAGTTGGACATCCTGGTAATTGTTTGTCAAACTGAGCTGCTACCATAGCAGAAATGAAAGATAGTGAATAATTCATATTCTTAATTTGTTTTTAAAAGTTAGTAATTACTTATAGTTATTATTGTTGCTTCCTCATGTTGGCATTAATAGTCCTCAAGATATTCTCTCTAGACTCGTAAGCTCTACATATTGAAATATACTTGTTAGCCTTTTCTACTGCTTTTAAATACCGTTGATATATTGATTTATACTTTGGAGATATGTTAGCCTTATGAGCAACGTAATCATTATTGAACCTTTCATTGGATTCTTTAATAAATATCCAAGCAGCAGAATAAGCTTCATCCTTTTCTCTTGCTAGAGCATCCCTTTCTTTAATATACTTATCTCTTAATGAGCAAAGTATATAATAACTAGTGGGAGATTCCCTTAACTGAGAATTAATGATATTTTCATTAATGGATAATTCCTTAGCAATATCTATGGTTATGATATTACCTTCGAATTTAACCTTTAGTTTCTTCAGTTCCGTTTTCATGTACTTTCAATAAATTCTTAAAATCTTCTTTTGAATATTTACCTTCTTGAATTGCTTTAGATACCTGAGCAAATGCACAATGATACGCAGTATCTAAACCAGGCAAGTGAAGAATAGATTCATACTTACCAATTATATCAATTAAAGCCTTGAATCTTAAGTCACATAGGTTATCTGTTCCTCCTCTATCTACTAGAGTCATAAACAGAGCCCAATAAATATGAGTAGCATCTTCATAAGCTAACCTTGCATCTTCATCCTTCATTACACCAAATGCCAAATCTTCTAATAATTTGAGATTTGATTGAAGTTGCTCTATCTGAGACCTAACTCGATTGAATACCATTTTATCTCTACCGACTAATCTCAAATTACATAAGTCTAATTGACGATTGAGGTTTTGAATAGAGAACTCTAAGCAGGCAGATATCATATAGGTTAAAGATGATAGCCTATTTGTATTCATTATTTGTTCTTCAGTTGCCATAGTTTATAATATTTTATTATTTATGTTGTCATAGTATCCTCTTTCTTCACTTCTGTAGGTGATTTTGGATTTTCTTTATGATGAAGATGCCTATTACAACCTGGGCACTTAACTAATTTGCAATCAGCAAAAGTGGATGAATCTACTTCTGAGTAGTCATATTCAAATTCACAATCACAGTATGGGCATTTAGCTCGCCATATCGTGGGTCCGTTCAAAATCTTTTTCATTTTCTTAGTTTTATGTTATTATACCGTAATATTTTATACAATACACCAACTGAGATACCGAATTCTTCTAGTATATCCTTTCTTGGTATACCTTCTATGTACCTAGAAATTAATAATTCTACATTTACCTTACGTTCTCGTTCTTTGCCAACAAAATAGAACCTTTTATCTTCTATACATTGACCCATGTTCATCTTAGCAGTTCCCCAATATAGATTACTTACTCTATTATTTTCAGGGTCATTATCTTTATGGCATACTTGAGGATAATGGTTTGGGTTAGGTATATAAGTGGAAGCCACTAACCTATGTCTATAGAAATTCTTCCGTTTACCATCATCTCCTACTAAAGAGTTAGATAAATAACCATTATCTTTCATAGCAGGTTTTACTAATTTCCAACTACCAGTAAATTTCGAGTATAATTTTCCAGTACGGGATATGTAATAATTACTAAACCCGGGTATATTACCCTTTTCTCGATTTTTCATATTCTCGTTGATATTTATGGATTTCCCTTTTATATAGTTCCATAAATACTTCTGGTGAAGCTGCACTAAAATTACCAATTTTACGAGTCTTAAACTTATGGTATTCCTCCATATACTCTTCTACCGAAAAGTCTGGTTTTAACATTCTAGTATAATCATATCCGGGCATAAATGGTAATTCTTCTGCCATAGACCGGCCTATTGTAAAATCCATTGATAGAGTTACGTCATCAACTTGAAATCCGAAATACCTTTTCGTACTTGGGTTACGTAGGATATTCCAGATTGTATATACAGTCCAGGTGTTAATATCTTGAGGTTTAGAATACATATATACAGCATCATGTACTGTACAAGCCTCTTTCATCATGGGTAATTTACCTTGTCTCATTAACCAATAAACAAGGATAGCTCCAAAATTGGTCATATTTGCTGCAGCACCTTGACATGGGAAGTTAAGACCTAAACGAATTGCATAAGCAACTTCTTGCTTATCATTTGAATATATTTGGGGGAGTCTTCGTTTAGTACCAAATAATTGTGTATAATACCCATGCTTACGAAGGAATTTCTCTTGTTTCTCTTTAAACTTCCTAATTTTAGGATGTTGACCAAAGAATACTTCCATTTCCTTTGCTGCTTCTTCTGGTGTAACTATAATACCTGCTTTTGGGTCAGATAATTTAACTGCTAGCAATTTATTACCAATTCCATAAATAAGTCCAAATGCAATCTGTTTAGCTTGCTTTCTCCTTACCTTCCATAGTTTATAATCTGGATGTGTTTCATCTTCATAAGCTTTACTTGCTTCTTCGATTGATACACCATATTTTGCTGCTGCTATACCAAGGTGAGGGTCTACTCCCTTAGCAAAAGCTTCCAGATAAGTTTCATCACCTGATAGATGGGCCATCATTCTTAACTCTGCCTGAGAATAGTCGAATGCCATATATAAATAACCCGGAGGAGCAACTAATTGTTTCTTAATATTTGGGTCTACCGATGTCTTGGGTATTTGCTGCATATTTGGGTCAGCAGAACTGAATCGATTAGAATCAGTACCATGTATATTATATCTACCGTGTAATCGAGAATCATCTTGGACTTTTTCATGCCAACCCTCAATATAAGTAGTATACATTTTCTGTAAACCTCTTAATTCAAGTAGCTTATCAAGGAATATTGCTTTTGGGGATTCTGGGTCTTTTACTGTTAACCTTAATTCAACCAAAGTATCTTCATCTGTACTTGGCTTACCAGATTCATTATTTTTAATTACTGGGAATTTAAAACCAGAATCTGAATACATAAGTTGTGGTAAATCAACTGGGCTACCAAGATTAAGAGGTCTTATAAGTTCCTGTTCTTTCTTGGTAGTAAATATACCTGCACGAATGTTTGATATCTTTTGTTCCCTTGAATCAATCTTACGTTTATCTTTTGGGTCATTGTAATCTAACTCTTCAAGTTCAGCCTCAATAGATTCGATATACTTTTCTATTTTAACTTGATTATATTTCTTGGTAAACTTCTTTACCCTTGGTAAATCATAGATTGCTTGTCTAGCAGCATCTATCTTTGGTTTATATTCCTCAAGCAATTTCTGATTAAATTCCGTATCAAGGTATAATCCCTCTTTCTCTACCGAAGTTAATACCCGGGAATTACACATAAATAAATTACGAAATACCGAATACATCTTCAAGTCAATTAACTTCTTCTCGAAGAATATCATTAATCGTAAAGTGAAGTCTGTATCTTGACATCCATATTTACATAAGGGGTCTAATTCTTTTTTATCCCAAGGTATCTTATCAAATTTATCTTGCTTTTCATAATCACCGTATTCTGGTAAATATCTTCTAACCATATCCTTTAACCCATGAGGTTTTTCCTCATTGAGAACATATTTTGCAAGCATACCATCTAAGCATGTACCTCTATAATAGATATGATACTTTTGATTAATCTGGTCATCAAATTTCCAGTTCCATGCAACCTTTACAATATCATAATTCTCAATAATCTCTTCCCCAAATTTCCTTAACATCTTCTTCCAGTTCCATCCCGGTGAAGTATATTCTTTTGTTTGGAAATGGTCTAATGGAATAGAAGCACCAAACCCTGGCATCCAGGATACTGAGAGTATAGTTGGCTTAAAACTTTTATTATATATGGGTGAACCATCAGTTTCATAATCCACACTGGCATATCCGGTATACTTACATAGTTCAATAACTTTTTTAAGCATACGTTTGTTCTTAATAATTACATATCTAGTTTGCATGATTGATGTCTCCCATCTTTAACACATTGTTGAATATTCTCAGATTGAGTACCCCAGTAAAGATTTTTATAAAAATTATTCTTAGGATTATTATCTTTATGACATACAAATGGTTTATTTAATGGGTTAGATATATAAGCTACCACTACCAACCTAGACACTTGTACATAATGTCTTTTACGGAAATCATCCTGTATTACTAACCTATAATATCCCTTATGGTTAGTTATTCTAGTTAATTCCCTCCAATAACCCACTCTGTTTAAATCTCCAACACCAGTTTTAGATTTTCTACCTAATCCAACTCTTCTTCTGGTATATACCCGACCTCGTTTAGAAACATAATAACCAGAAAATCCAGGTATATTATCCATGAACCTTTTACGCAAGATTACTGGAAAAGATGATACATGTTTTTTCTTCATATATTTTAAAATAGAAAAATGGACATACCTACCAGTAGTAGATACATCCCTCATTATTAATACTTCTCTTGTAAATCTTCCAGATTGGATGATAATGCTAACCAATCCTTCTTATAAGCATGAAGAGAATCAATAGTATGATACAGATAACCCGGTTTTACTCCTACCTCTTTAGCTACATATTGCATGAGTCTCCATGCAAGATATACATCATTACCGAAATGTTGTACAAAGTCCGAACTTCTTTGATGATAGCAAATATGTAATACCTTCTCTCCTTTACCATTCTGACGGATAAGGAAATCATAATACATTGAGCAAGGTATACGTTTACTTCCATCAAGGAATCTTAAATCTGTACCATGGAATATAGGGAGTACTGCTTTACGAGTATCATTATCCCTCTTAAGAAGTTCAATAACTGATTGCATTGCTGAATCACAGTTAAAAGAAGTACTACCATAAATGTCTAACGAGTTCCAAATACGCTCTGGGTAGGTGTAATCAAACTTACCATTCACCAAAAACTGTTCCCATAAATCTTTTCTCAATTCCCAAGCTTTACCTGGATTTAAATCATACCAACCAATTCTTTCTTTAAACTCTGCATCTGCCCATTCTTTTGAATGAGAGAATACAAATAACCATACTGGGTCTCCAAGTGAAGTTAAGCAATATTGTTGGCAAATGAGTTCCTTTGTTTCAAATTCCTCATTACCTTCAATGACTTTATTCTGATAGGTCTTTGGTTTTACAGTTTGACCATAACTGTTGAGTTCTCTGCCAAGTTCTGACATTAACTCAAAAGAATTACTGTAGATTCTCATTCTTCTGTTTCTTTAAAAGTTTCTTCTTATATGCTTTACGTTGAGAATAGGATATCACATTTTCTGGATATTCTATATCTTCATATTCTAATAGCAAGTCCTTTGCTAACAAAGCTTGGTATTCATATAAGTCCGGACGAAGTACTTTAAAACTCCTGAAGAATACCTTAAATGAAGACCATTCCTTTTCTGTACCATTTTGGATTTTCTTATAAACTTCTTTAACCCTTTTAGTCCAAGGATTACCTATACCCTTGATTACTTTCTTTAGAGGTTTATAAGCTGAGTACATTAAGAGTGTCTCTACATTCCCATACATTTGAGTCGCAAATAGGTTGATTTGTACTGACTGGTCCGGCCCATACACGTATTCTGCCATCCGTTGAATTAATAGGAAGTCGAATATTAACCTCTTTGTAATCTCTGATGCTCTGATTACCATTGTAATAACTGGGATGTCCTCCTGAAATCTCTTCGAAAAAGTTGCAGCAATTAAACATTGTTTACCGTTATCATGATGATTATTGAACATATACGTAACATTGTAATTCTGATTATACTTGTTCTTCAGGATTCTTAATTTGCTACGTAAGAGGTCTAACTTATTAAAATCAATATAATTATTCAATAAGCTCGTCCACTTAGTTTCTTTGTAATTAAAACACCTGCCATAATCAAAATCTGGGTCTACCCATGCTTTACGTATTTTTATAAACACGTTATATGCTACTGCAACTCCACTGTTTGCAGTAGCACCCTTATCAAAAAGAACGGGGTCTAATCTCAAGAAAGCCTCGTTCAGTTTCTCCCATGCCTCTTGTGAAGTAGCAAACTCCAAAGAGTGGAGGGTCTCCTCTGTATTCGATTGAAGACCCTCTAATTTTCTATTCCATCCACTCATTAGTAATTTGTTTTTTGTCTCCAGAGGTTAAGTCTTTGTTTCTTAAAGAATAACCTATAGATTGATTCATCTGAAAATCCTTGTAATCCCAAGAATCCCATATATAGGTAGAAAGCTTTTACCAAAGAATACTGAAAGTCTAATTCCTTAGTCATTACTTGGGTTTGTTTCCATGGTCTACACTTAAGAAGATTCCTTGCAATATTCAATTCATATACTACATTGAATAATAATACCTTCTCTTCTTCGTGAGATGCTTCACTTAAAGTATTAAACCCGGGAGTATAATCTTTTACTGATTCATGATCTTCATCAATCATATTAAACCGATTAACTAAACCAATACTACCTTCGGTAACCATGGCTATACCCAGTGTAATTACGTCCTTCAATTCCTTTACTTTGAAGTCAGAGTAATCGACTACGTAAGACGTCCCCCAGGAGAAGATATCTTCTGGTAGTATATTTGCAAAGTGGAACAAAGTGAATAGGAATCCCAGAGCATCTCCCTGTTCTTCATTGGCATTCTGCAAATGGTTGAGTACCTGAGTATATTCATCCTCTGTTAACTGGTCAATATTCCATCCCCACTTGTGGCATATCTTTACTACCTCAGAGGTAGATTCATAACCCTCCATTAGTTCTTCGATAACCCGGGCAATAAAATCCTTAAGAACTACCTGATTTTGATGATTATTGATATCAACCGGGTAATCGGGTAGCTTTTCTATTTGCCTGTAGCCATCTAATTGTTCTAACGAAAGAGAATACATAGATTGTAAATACGTACCTACTTCTAAAGAAGGTACGATTTCCTTGATATTACGTATGTCCATTACTTACTTCCTGTTGAATTAAATCCACCTTCACCTCTTGTTCCCCACATTTGAGATTCAGAATAAAATTCTTCTGATTGAATCTCCTCGGGTTCTGTGAGATAGATTGGTACATGAATAAATTGGGTTGCTTTCTCATCCACCTTTAGAGTCTGTATTACTCGACTGAGATTGATTATACCAATATGAATCTCTCCTACATAAGGAGAATCTACAATCTCTGCAGTATACAGAAGACCTTTTTTAGAAGCAAGCCCAGACTTATTAGCTGCCATGAGCATAGACTCTTGAGGTTCAATAAGTGGTTTGATACCAGATGGAATAAGGATTCTCCCTCCCGGATAGATTTGAATGTCAGTTACGAAATTGGTAGTTGTATTTACTCCCAATACAAAATCTGGAGTAAAATGATTTGGAGACTGGTTTGCCTCGATTTGAATCAATTGTTGAGGGTCCAAGTTTCTTGGGATATAGAAATCCAAACCTGCATCACCTGCATTACCTCTTGATGGAGTCTTTACGTCTCTTACTTTAATAAATCTGAATCTGTTCATAATATATTACATTGTTTTAAAAGTTGTCCAAAGGTTAATCCCCGTTGAGGAGTTACTCCGAGTGAATGACAGAACCTTTCTACGTCATATTCACCCTGCATAAACAAATCAGCAAGAACATCATCTTGCCGTACATAATAATTTGGGTTGTTAAGATATAACTTAAACATTGCCCATATCATTCTTAACTTATTGACCTTTCCCATTGCATTCTCTATAAAGTTCTCTAATACGTTTCTTAGGTACTTCGAATTTCTCAACTGTCTTTGAGATAATTTCTTTTCTGTCTTTCCCTTTCCGAATCAAGCCTCGGATGTATTTCTTGATACCAACCGTGTCTTCTAATACATCCAAATCTTTGTATTGATTCTTCTGTTCTAATTCTTTTCTTGTAATGTTCAAGTTCTGGGACATCTTGAACGCACATAGTTCTGAGTCTCCGCATAATTTACACTCTTTAGTGGATAAATCATACCCAATACCAAAGCATGGGTCTCCATTACTTCCCAACTGAGAGATATCTAAAGGTGTTAGGATATCCTGCTTGGTTAAGTCGGGAAGCATTTGTTTTTTCTTTGCCATAATTAATCATCTATTTTTTTTTCGGTTAGTCTTATGACTGAATTTCCAACCTTCAATTCCGACTCATACAGTGGTAAGTAGGAATGTCCAATTGCATTAATAAATAGTTTCCTGATATCACCCAAGTGTTGTGAGTAACGCGAATCAGTATAAGTTAGTACTCTAACCTGTAGTCCTGAACAGAAAGATAAATCAAAATATACCTTATATTCATTAGCCATTACCTGGATTGATTGTATATCTGATATCCATACCAGGGTAGTACAGTTAAAAACATGGAGAGGAGTTTGTTCCTCTCCGATTATCTTATCAATGAATTTCTTATATAACTTAATAATCATAACTCTTAAGTGTTACATTTTGATATTTACAATGAGGACAAGTCCAATCCTTAGTATGCCAAGGACCTCTTAAATCATTTATCTCGCTCTCCTTGAATTTCTTCTTGCAATGATGACATTTGTATTTATATACATCGTAATCATACTGAGATGAATAGAGATAAAGTATTCCGATTATCACTCCCAGTACTGTTAGTATTAGTAGTAAGTATTCCATATCTTTTAATTTAATGATTAATAATGCCCTATGTCCCTCTATTAGATTAATTACTTCCTCCTACCGGAAAAAGTAATTATCCATAGTACTTACAAGTCTACTTAAGTAAGGCCTCATATTTATTCAATATCCTATTTATACAGGTTCTATTGACTTTAAAACGTTTCCCAATTCTACTAGATGACCATCCTAAAGATTTTAATCTTATAACCCTTCTATGAGCCCTTATAGAAACTTTACGATAATCACGTTTATCTAATCTCATCTGAGACATATTCTCAGCTTGTGTACCCCAATATAAATTATCTACATGATTATTTAATGGGTTGTTATCCTTATGACATACACAAGGTTTATTCTCTGGATTAGGTATATAAGCTAAAGCTACCAACCTATGTACCTTAGCTAATCTCCTAATACCTAATTTTGGATTTCTTAAAGTAACGTATGGCCTTCCGTCATGTTTGGTATATTTAGTTTTTAACAAATGATAATCCTTTAGATAACCGTGTCGATTATTCTTTCGGGAATATACTTTACCATCAACAGTTACATAGTAACCTGGGAAATCTGATATATTATCTTTCATAACTTATGTTTAGGACGTTTTACTAAAATTACTTTTAATTTCTCTACTTGATAATACCTTTTTCTAGCTCTAGCATGTCTAGATAAGTAATTACCTGGATACATTAAATCATCTACATAAGCTTTCTTTTTAGAAGAGTCGGTTCGAACTAATCTACCTAAGAATTGGATAGTTTTCTCGTTAGATAACATACTTGCTGCATTAAGTAAATACCTAAGCTTAGGAAAGTTTTTACCTCGAGCAATGATTGTAGTTGAAACCAAGATATCAATCTTACCTTCCCTAAAATCCTTCATTATTTGTTGTCTTAACTTAGAATGAGTATTAACATGCACATAGGCAATATTATAGGCATCGCCCAGTTTCTTTTTAAAGAACTTATATAGATTTTCACAATGTGCAATATGCTTGCATACTACAAGTGCAGGATATCTACCTTGGTTAATATTCCATTTTAACCGAGCATAGGCCATTTTCCTTGCATACCTATTCAAGGTAATAGAATCATCATAGATGTCTTTATAAGTTACAAACTCGGATTCCCAGTTACCATACCAAGGTTTACTTGGTACCATCTTTACGATTGTACGAGTTGAATATCCTTTCTTGATGGAATCCTTAAGTTTAAACTCAGCAAGTACTTTACCAAAGAATACTTCAAGATTCATGTTCTTTACTTTATCTTTAGCAAGCTTACTCATATAAATGGTACCAGATAATCCTATACGAACTCTGGTATTAAATAAACGAGTAAGTACATTTTGATATTGCTTACTGCCCGCCTGGTCAGCCTCATCTACTAAAACCATATCTACCTTTGCTAATTCATTCTGGTAGAATCTCATATTACGAGAAATAGATTGAACCATGCCAATAGTAAAATTACTCCAGTTTAATACTTTACCTTGAACAAATGTAATCTGTTCTCCTGGTAGGTATTTCTTAAATTCATCTCTAGCTTGATTCAACCAGTCAGAGTCATTAGTTATTAGCAAAGTCTTTAACTGCTTCTTATAGGATAAATAAAGAGACGACATGATAAGAGTTTTACCTGCATTAACGGTGTAATCTAAAACACCAATCTGAAAAGGTACCTTACCTACCTTGTTATTGATTACTGCTTTAACAGCCTTCTCTTGTTCTGGTCTTAGTTTATATTCTCCTATTTTCGTAACAACTTCATTGACTTTAGGTAAGGGTTGTCGCATATCTACAACTTTAGGTTTAATTCCATACTCAATACACTTTTCATATACTGCAGGAAGTAAACCTATCTTAAATTCACCATGCTTATTAATATAATGAATCTTACCATCCCAGTTCTGCATACCTCTTTGCCTTGTACGTAAGTAGAAAGCATTTGGATGACGAATGGCAAACTCTGCATAGAGTTTCTGTGCGAACTTAAGAGGTAAGTCCAGTTCGCACATATTCCCATTCTGTATAATTATCCTACTCATTTGATAATTACAGTTACACCTTTCTTAGCTGCATCCTCTACTCTGTTACCTAAAAATTTTAAAGCTTTCATAACGTTATGTTTTAATTATTAATCTTATCCCAGAGAGAGCCCTCAACTTGAGGTTCCTCTAAGGATTTTTTATTCTTATTTTTATATAAATACTTATTATACCTTTCTACTGCTTTATCAGTATATAATTGAGCAATATCTGGTAGACCATTACACCATGCTAGAGATTCAAACTGAGCATCTATGAAATCCTTATAATCCCAACCTTCTTCCTCTAAGAATGCTGCTACATAAGCAAAGTGAACATACTTTTCAGGATTCTTTTCATATGATTCATATATACCAGTTGCTTTAGCAATCTTACTTACAAAGTAATCATGTACCTTAGCAGTGAGTTCTAAATCTGCTGACTGTAATTTAATCTCAGCTTCTGTTTGATTAGTAATGTTATCCTGCATGGATATTAACCTTTGCATAACATTACGATAATCTGTCATCCTCTTTAAACCAGTCTCAATGTATTTAATAAATCCTTCCCGGGTATCAAATTTAAAATCTTCACAAAAGGTATTACATACTTCTGCAAGCTTTTTACAATTTGCCCATTCTCGAGAATTACTTTCATTTATTTTACGAACTCCCCTATGCTTTAACTTTATACGAGTTGCATATAAAATATCAGCAACAAGGGCAGCATCCCCCTTAGATGCTAGTAAAATGTTATTAACTCGCTTAGTATTCTTATTATTAGAAACTAAGACTGCTCTATGATTTATTGCCTCCTTTCGAGCAATAACAAAAAAAGCCTCAACTGGGAAGTTATCTACCTCTAGGGTATTTAATATTTCCTCAAACTGAGACTTAGTTATATGGATAGATGGTTCACGCATAAATATATTATTTTATAATATAATAGGAACTCCTTACTCCAAAGAGTTTCTGATTTGAATCAGTTCTTGATAACTTTGATACCTTGTTTGATATACTAGCTTAAGTGTTTGTTTCTTCCCCAAATCATTTACATCAAAACCCTCTGGAAGAAATACTACCTTGACTTTTTTATAAGCTACTAATTTAAGTGCGAGATTAACAGCATAAGACCTGGCATCGGGGTCTAAAAGGATAATATATCTTTGGCATTGGGATTTAAGTAGTTCATTGACTTGGTACTGACTAATAGCTTTGCCCATTGTGGCAATTGCTCTATCCCCAATTGTGAGAGCATTAAGTGCTCCTTCGCAAATGAATACCGACCGATACATCTCCAATGCGTCATGATTAAAGATGATAAACTGTTTTCCCAAACCGGTGATGTCTTTGTCTGGGTTATTATACCTGGGTCCTTTTCCGATAACATTTCGAGCATTGTAATACCTAAGTTGTCCTCGATAATAAAACGGGATGATAAGGTACCCATATGTCGTGCCCATTGTTCCATATCCGATACCACATCTTGAAAACTTCTCGAGGTTAAAGCCGCGTTTCTTGATATATCCACGAATGCTTTTTGCAAGTTGGCTGTCTCCGAGCGAAATATTTCTAAATCCATCTGGGAGATATACGGGCTTACTTTCGGCAAGTTCGATTTTCTCTTCCTTAAACTGTAGTTCATCAAATTGTCCATTGTTCAAAAAATTAATTAGTTCATGGTACTCAGTAAATCCTTCTATGTCCATTATTAGTTGAGCAGGAGAAGGATGGGCATTACATCTAAAACAATTGGTTCTATACATAGAAAGGTTAACTCCCAACTTCTGTTCTCTCCCACAATAGGGGCAAGTTGGTATACGCATCCAGCCATGTCGATATTCAAAAGCTCCAAGTCTTTTAATGAAATAAGTTTTGAGCTTAGACTTAAACTGATTTGTTATTTTCATAAACTTCTATTTAAGTAGTGACTAATACTAGCTTTACTTAGCTTATACTTTTCTTTTAGGGTAGTATCTATATAACCTACTTCTCTTAGAAATATAATAATCTGGCCACCCTACTATATTAGAGATTAACTCTCTTTTAGATATCACCTGATTTCTTCTCATACTTTTCTTTATTTGCAGAGGGATTATCTTTAGAACTCTTCATCATAGAATCTAATACTCCAGAATACACTTCATCATATTGTTTACGTTGTTCCCTTGTAAATTCCGTACATCTTTGCCTTTCGACATCGCATTTGAATAATGCTCTACCGGAAGGAAGACCATCCCTTTGTACTACTATCTCAGCTCGAAGAATATTATCTTTCTCTTCTTGCTCAGTAGAGTTAAGACCCATAATGAATTGAGCATTACGTACAATGGCAATAGAACCAGATATATCGTTCTCATCATATTTAGTTGCTTGGTGTTTCTTACCTTCACGAGTAATATGATGAGCAGTCCATACAACATCTAAATGCAAATCTTCAGCAAGATTTTGTAAGTCAATGTATACATTTGAGATTCTATCGAAATCCTCTTTATCCTTTACAATAGAAGCAAGCTTCCCTGCATAGTCAACCATCAATACCTTAATATCAATCCCTTGGCTCCTAAGAGTAAGTATCTTCTCCCTTATATAATTGCAGTCAGTAATTAATGCAGGTACTCTTTCAACGATTAATTCAACTCCAAACCTTGCAAGTTTTCTTAAATGCTTAGCCTCGAGTTTATCATAATCTCCAGTATATAATTCCTTCTTAGTTTTATTGATACTGGATTGAATGAAACGGTCCATGATTTGTTCTTGACCATTTTCTGTATCCACATAATAAACTGACTTCTTCATTCTAAGGTAACCTCTTGCAAGGTTAACCATGAAGAATGTTTTCTTTGCTTTAGGTTTATCCAAGATTACATTGATTGATGCACCTGGGAATCCTCCCGCATTGGTTAAATCGTTTAGTTGCCTAAATGGGCATGGTACTACTGAGGGTTCTGCCTGCCTTTTAAATTGACGTTCAGTAACATCTCGAATCATGAATAAAGGTTCATCCTCCTGTTTAGGTCTACTTCTTTGTAAAACCTTCTCTACCTTTCTAGAATATTCTTCGTACTGTTCAAAGTTATCTAAGTCGAATGAATCATTTAAGTTCTTCATTTCAACATAAGTAGAGAACTGATAGATTTTCTCTTTAATATATTCTGAATCAGATAATTGAATTGAATAAAGATTTTTGATAACCTTCTCGATGTTTGGGATATCATCCTTAGTAACCAGGTCAACATAGTTTTTGGATTCTAGCATTTCTCTGAGTACTTGTTTAAGGACATTTTGTGATGGTATCTTTCTTTGCTTCTTGAAATATTTAAGTATACCCTCACATATTAAGGAATGTTCGATAAGTACTAAGTAGCTTGGTTTTATTCTACTTAGTACTAAACCTCCTTCCTTATCTTGAATGATGAACCTGAGAATCTCTAACTGAAAGTCAGGTGCAAAGCTAAATTTAATTTTATTCTTTTTCATACATTATTATATTGCAATATTATATACTAATAGATTTTGATAGTCCTCATGTAGTTCTGAACTCATGTCCACAATATCTAGTCTTCTTATCCTCAGCCGCTTGGTGAAATTTTTTGATATTCTTATATTATATAAAATATATTTATTATATTTGCATAACGAAATACTTAAAGAATATGAGGAAATGTAATGGAAACAATGGTTCAGAGCTTCATAGATTAAAACCTATGCAGGATTATGATGAAGCAATGTTTAATCGGTTATACAAAGTTTGTAAACCAGTTATTCGGAACCTTACCAAACAGATTGATTACAAAAGGTTTAACCTTACTCCAGATATAATATCTTCTTATTTCTGGGATAAAATGTTATTTGTTTTTAATAAGTACTACGGTACTTGTAGTGAAGAACATCTTAAAGCAAGAATCCTTTCTTCTCTTGCTACATTTAAGAATAAGCTTCTTCGATTTGCCTATGGAGAGATTGCAGAATACAATCAGAACCTATTCAAACTTGAAGACTTATTTGATAATGATAAAGAGTTAGAAGATGATGATGAAGAAGTTAAGGCTAAGGAAGAAATGCTTGAATTATTATATAGGTATATGAAAGAGAAGTTATCTCCAGATGCTTATATGGTATTTGAAGTATTACTTACTCCACCTCCTTATATTAAAGAACGAATTAAAGATGGAGAAAGAATCACCAATATAATGCTGGTTGAGTTCTTTGATATGCCTAGAACTAAGAAGTCGGTTAAATACATAGGAGAACTCAAACAAGATATCTTATATTGGGAAGAGAAAGCTAAAGAAGAACTTCACTACTAAACACAAAAGAAAAGGGGCGTTTCCCAACGTCCCTCTCCTATAATCCATAAATTAAAAGTTCTTTGTCAACAATATAAGTAGTTAAGACATAATATTATAGTTTTATAATGTATGCTAGTACGTAGTAAGGTGGCCTATTTTCGTGAGGTTGACCTCCACCTGCAGCCCTGGTATCATGGTCCCATAAACATACATAAGAATTATCTCTATCAGTTTTATTACTACCAGACAGGTTACTACCAATCCATTGAGTACCATTAGCTCCCACCAAATCTGAATGAGCCTCGATAAAGTAAGCATCTGCGAAATTGTGAACGTGAGATGGAATCTCTTGAGTTGAAAGAGTTACTTTTTCTTGGCCACCCGTATTACCAATCAAATTGTAATCCTCATTACCCGATGACCAGCCAACAATAAACTTACCCGATAAGTCTGGTGTCTGTAAGTCTTCTACAATCTGACCATTACATAAAGCCCAACCTTCTGGTACAGAAACTCCATTCCACATGGCAATTAGTCCTCTTGGTATATTAGCTCCTGCCATACCACCAAGCTTTTCATCAATGTAAGCCTTGATATCAAAGTTTGGGAATCCTTGCAATAGTCGTAAGAGAGTTTCTATATTGGCTTGTTGCATTCCATGGATAGCAGTATTATATTCTACTGGTTGGGGAAACTTTCCTGCATAAGGAACAATAGAATATTTCTCTACTGAGTTATCCATTGAATTAGTACCTTGCCCATATATACCAATTAATACCATTGAGGATTTGTCTACCAAACCTTGAGATACTGAAGCCATAGCTCTATTCACTAGAGACTCATATGATAATTCATTATCTTCTAATACATTTGTTTTTGACAGGTTTCTAGAATCCTTGGGTGTTGGGTATAATGGGTCTACTGATTTCTTGTACAGAGAATAGAACGAATTAGATTCATTCCAGAAAGCTCTGAACTGTACTGGGTTCTGTACAGGCTCTTCCAAAGGTGTATGGTAAGCAAATACAATCACATCCTCATTAGAACCCTTTGAGCCTTCAATATTAGGTATACTAATATTAGCACTATCAGAAATATAGATTGTACCATCCCTTGCTATACAACCAAAATTTGTATCTGGTCCTTCACCAGAATCTGCAGCTTTAGTCATATACCTTGAAAGGATTCTATCCTTTATTGCTTGATATGCAGGAGATGTAGGTTCTCCATTAGGCAATAGAGTGATTGCATTATTTACAATCGTTGCTGAGCCAAATCCACAAAATGGACCCATACCTATGGGTGCAGCTATTGCTTCAGCTGCATCCTTAGACTTTATTATACCTTCATAATCAAAATAGGTTTTCATAATGTATCTTCGTTATTGTTATTACTCTTATATTCTTTCGATTGGTTTTTCATATCTTGGAAAGCCTCTCCTACAGCCTTGAACTTGAAGGTTATCAATTTCCAAAAGATAGACCAGATACTGTACTTCTTTTCTACACCATGTAGAATACAGATGTGATCATAAATGCTATCTATCTCGAAACAGTAACATAATACCATTACCGTTATAGATACTGTTATTGGATTTAATCCGTAAGGTTCTCCGATGGCTTTACCTATTACGGCACCCAGTAAGATGTAACACAGGTAATCAATGATTTTATTAAGAGTTCTTCTCCCGGCCTTAGATTTTCTTATTTCAATCTTCTTTGCCCTACTTGCAGATATACCAAACCAGAAGTCTGCAAGGATTAGTACAAGGGCTAATAAAATCATCCACCTTAAATCAAAGATAATGGCATAACATTCAGAAGTAAATCCAATGATACCAGTTTTAAATAGTGTGTTAAAAGAGCTTCTTTCCATTTTGTTTATTCTATTTTAAGTGACCATTCTGTTCCTTCCGGAACTAATATATTAATACCCTGTTCCGAAATATCATTGGATTCCCAAGTAAGTTCTGTCTTATCAACTACATCCAACAGATTTACAATGAATACGGCCTTAACTGCAGGATTAGCTTTCACATAAAAAGTATGTTTACCTGGCAGATTAGTAAAGAATTGATAAGGACTTGGATGAACTACATCTGGAGCTGTCTCATATACAATATCTGAAACCTCTCCAGTATCTGAAGTACAGGTTACGATTGTAGATACTTCTTGTACATCCTTACTTAATTCTGCACTTACGGGATTACAGGTTAATGTATACTTGGGTATAACATTCTTAACTGTAAGATTAACTACAGAACCTTGATAGTAGAATTCGTAACTATTCGGTTTATCGAAAGTGATAAGAGTGTTAGAATTATACTTCTCAGATGAACCTTCTAAATCAATCTCAGTTATCATACTACCACCGTCTCCCCAACGTAAGTAGAATTGACAGTTCTTAGTTTTGGTTAATTGATAGCCTGCCTTGATATACTTTCCTGCATCTGCTTCAGCTTCAGAGTAAGGTTCTAATTCATACCAATTCACATCATCTTCATTCAAAGGTTCTAACCACAAGTAGGATTTAGGAGTAGGTATATAAGCAAGTACTTCTACTTCTACAGACTTACTAGCATCACCCACCGATTCAAATTTATAACTTCCAGCCTCATTAAATTGGTATTCTGTACTTCTACCATAGTAGAAATCAGGACCAACTACATAGCGATTAGTTAATTCTAAAGTACCAAGTTTTACCCAAGTACCTTGGGTATTCTTTTTGTAAATGGTCACCTCGGTATCAAAATAACTACCTAAGTTTGCACTTTCGAAAGTAGAATAATAAATACCCGATGTAACCCAAAGATTAACTGATGCAGAACCTTGAGCATTTAGGTTTAATCGTTTGTTTGATACGCCTATATCGTAGTTAATCGTATAACCTAATCTATAAGCTACTACAGTACCATAATTACTTGTATTACCTGAATCATCTTTGGTACATCTGAATTGGAATGTACCAGTAGTGGTTGGTGCCCACCTTTGACCATTACGAACTAAGATACCGGGGTCTGAAATACATACTGCGATTCGTTGGCTAGTATCTTCATTAGGGTCTGAAGAACGTATGGTTATTAAAGATTTCTCATCATTGGTAAGATTTATATTTCGAGGTTCACAGAGTACTGTGTAGTTAGTAGCAATAGCAGTTACTGTTAAGGTTACTTTCTTTGCTGGGAAGTCTGCAATAACCCATTCATAAGTACCAGCCGAAGTTATTTCCCAAATAGAACCAGAATCCTTAGTTTCATAGGTATTAAGTAACTGTACGGATACAGGTTTAATATTTCCCTGATAATTCATATTTGCAGTTACCCTTACTTTGATTACTGGATTAGTACCTGTAATTACTAAATTATCTGGGTCTGTTCCTCCTTCTACCAAGTCGGCATATATGTGATAAGATTTAGTGTAATATTCTAAACCTATATCTACATAGGTAGTTACTGAAGTATCTCCTACACTTCGAAAGTAATATCTTTGGTCACCTTTTCTTGCATAGAAAATAGAACCGCTTTCATATTTCTTTGAGCTCCACTTATTCTCAGAGGGGTCATATCCAGTTACCTGATATCTTAAATCGGCATCATCGTAATCAGAAGTAACGGTTACTCTAATGGGTACTTCTGTTATATGTCCTGTTACAATCTTTGCAGGACTGATAAGAGGTTCAGCTACAATTTTATAATTGTAAGCCAAATCAAATCCATAAGCAATCTTCCCAGATACATTGTATGGTAAGAATCTATCGAATAACTTATCAATTGATTGTTTGAAAGCTTTGAACTCTGGAGTGGGGGAAGTAAACCCATGACCGCTTATAGAAATACCTACCTCTATACATTGAGCACAACCATAAATCTTATCATAGTTGTATTTGTCGTACTGAGAATAATCGGTATCATATAAGGGGTCTACCTTTTCCCATTTATCCATCTCTCCATCGGTTGGGTCTGTAATTGTACAGGTTAGCCCATACATATTAAAAAGAATTTCGAAGAACTTTCTTGAGCCACGAATCTTAAGTAATGAGACTGAATACTTTAAGATAGTTCGAATCTGTTCATCACTTAAGTTGGGAACTCCCTTGTGTTCTCCGGTTCTAGCAAATGGTAATGCTCCCAAGAACTCCCAGAGGTAATTTAAATACCTCTGCTGAGTTTTATCGATATCGATTATATCTAGAATATTATCAATATCTTTAGTTATATCTTCTTGGAAATAGTTACCACAAATTTCTAGAAATCTTTCTAATATGCCCTTACCGTCGACTTTATAAGTATCTTGCTCTTTAAATTCGAAAGGTAAGAAATCAATTAGGTTTTTAAGATTTGTCATACGATTTCATTTACTTTAAGTGTTAACTGACTTGAGTCTTCGAATACCGGAATATTATAACCTGGGTCTGTATAATCCTTGTTAGGTTCTGCAATGGTTATGGTATATTTAAATCCGGATTGATAACCATTGTTCTGGATATCCAAGGCAAATACAAATCCATTTATAGTATCTCTAATCTGTGTAGTCTTACCCACTTGGCCATCATAAGAAAAGCCTCCCCTAACTGAACGTACTGTAAACTGAGTACCTGAAGAGAAAGAGATAAAGTAAGACATACTACCATTAGCCTCATCTAATTGGAATTGACCAAGGATTAATTCCTTGTTACCATATACGGTAGTAGGCCATGGTTTAGTATAGAACTTCTTCAAGTGTAAATAATCTACTGATTCAAGATTATCTATGAGTGCATAGATATCGGAGATTCTTACGCTGCCACCAATGTCTGAGTTCTCCGGAGAATAAGCATTAAATAATGCACTAAGAATCTGTGATTGTATTTCTGAAGTTTTATAAGACTTCTTCCCAGTAACTTCTACATCCAAGATAATATTTACTTTACCTGCAGACTTAACGGTTAACCAAGTAGTAAGTGGTGAGTTCTGATGTAATACATCATATACTTTTTGAATAAGGTTAGAGTCAGCAGTAGCACCATTATCAGGAGATATATAAACGATTAGTTTTCTACCACATTCGTATTCTGCCTTTGCCTTACTAACCCCATCAACCAGTTTAGCTAAGTCTATGAAGTCCTGTTTGGTAATAGCTACTCCCATAGTCTTTACACTCAAAGGTATGTGTTCCTTGAGCATACTAAAATTCTCATAGGATGAACCTCCACCTGCAGCATAAGTATTAGATACTGTAGCATTAGTAACTGATGAAGATATAACTGTTGGTACAGAAGTAATCATACCAGATTTTACATTACCATTGATACCAGTAGTAAGGTAGAACTTAACCTCGGATATCTTAGCATTAGCTGCAGGCTTCTGTCCATATTTACCATCACCAAATAAGATATATGGATTTAAAGCTTCATCTATAGTAACCATGAAATGTTTATCGGTGGGTTTTGAATAAGCAAAGGTATTTACCAATACCCAAGATTCTCCACCAATCTTCATACTCATAGTTCCATGTTCGTAGTACTTACCATTAGGTAATGTACCCAGGATAATAGTTACCCTTTCATCTGAAGGTATAACCATTCCATTTATCTGGCTTTCTGTATATAATTCATGTTGTACAACTGGAACTTTACAAGTAGTTACATTAGCATACCAAGTTACATCCCTAGAAGATAACCATTTGTTACCATTAGAATCTGTAAATAAAGTTCCAGAAGGTATAGTTAATTTAGCACCAATAGAATCTCCAGATACATCCCTGGATACTACCAAATCTACTGATGCTGCAATAGCACCTCTTGCATGATAATCTACCAAAGCTCCATGCCTAACTACTGAACTGTATTTACGAGCAGTAGGTAAGAAGGATTCCCTTGCCATATTATCAATGTAGTAGTGAAGAACTTCGGCGATTGCCGCAAATAGTGAAAGGATAATGATTAAGATATTTCCTTCCGAGTAATCAGTTACGAGTACATTGCCATCTTTGTCTTTGATATTCGTAAGTGATTCTATCAGCTTGGCCTTAATCTGTTGGTAAGACCTCTGATAAGGGTTGAGCCATTTATTAGTGATTCCCATATTAATAAGAGTTTAATGAATTTCCATTTTTATCGTAGGTCAGGTACAGGTACTGACTAGTAGAAGTTTCATTAACTACATAATGAACTTCTATGTTTATTTTAGCACCTTGTCTAGAAACGGTAATACCTTTAAAGGTAATCCTTTGTTCCCATGCACCAATTGAGCTTTTAATAAACTCTTTAATAATAAAACTTAGGGCTTGTGTATTTGGCTCCTCTATACATTCCCATAGGCGATTCCCAAAGTTTTCCTGTCGAAATCGTTGTCCTATTAAATAATACATTATAGAGCTTATATTATTTCTTACCAAAGCCATATCACCATTAACGGGATACCAACCTGTTTCACCCTTTTCATTTCTCGTAAGTTGAATAGGGAATATCATACCCTTTCCAACGATGTTAGTAAGATAGTTATCCATTAGTGTATACATTTAGTGTCCTCATAATCTTCCTGTTTGAAAGTAGAGAACGGTTGACTTGCTTGAGTTACAGTAGGACCTGAAGAACCTGGTCCAGTAGTTACACCGGAGTGTATATGAGAATTGAATAAAGCTCTTAGAGTTTCCAGTTCTTTAATGGTATTATTGAGTTTCTCGGTTAGTTCTTTAATATTAACTACTCCTTGATTCTCTCCTTTATTTAAGATTACTGTATCTCCAGAACCTACGCTTACATCGCCTTGTGCTTGAATAGAAATGTTTCCTTTAGCAGCAAGGCCTACATCACCATTTATATAAACCGTAAGCTTCCCATTGTCATCATCTAGTACCATTACATTTCCCTCTGGAGTAATGATTCCCATCTTATTTGGGCCATCCAAAGGGTCTGGTACTTGTTGTAATCCCCAACCATGGTATTCCCATAAGGGTTTAGTTGGGTCTCCAAATTCAAATGTAACAAATACTATATCTCCAACTTTAGGAGCTAAATACTTGAACCCATTATTGATGGAACCATGTTGGCCCTTAGGAAAAGCCCATGTAATAATTCCACCCATGACTTCTGGACAGCATACCTTGATACGGTTCATATGTTTCTCCGTATCATTATTATCTACCACTATGCCACGGTAGACAGAGTAGTATCTACCTAAACCCTCGATACCCTCTTCTGTTAATAGTTTAGCTGTTGAGTACATTATTTCTTGTTGGATTTATATCGTTCATAAGCTTTCATTGCCCAATTAAACTCATCAAAGTTATACCTTTCTTTCATAGAAGGAGTAACCTTCGATTGGTCTGCCTTTACCACATTGGTCTTACCATAGATTGCTGTACCATTTGAAGTTACTACTGTACCTTCTGTACGAACTGTACCTGCAGCAAGAGCCTGAGGGTCTTTAGCATTTATCTCATCATAATAGAACTTATTCTGTAAGAACTCTCCTGCACCTTTCTTATCGATAATTCTACCCTTATCGTCCATGTATCTTTCTACGAAGTATACTACTTCATTGTAGGTAAAGTCATGTACAATATCGGAAGCATTAGCAGTATTCTTCTTGTTCTTACCAAAGTCAGTTTTAGCAGAATCCTTAGCATCATTACTTACAATGTCCTGAGTACTAAGTTGGGTCTTAGATGTAGTCTGTCCATCCCTTGCATTATTCTTAACCAAGTCTAATGTACAGAGATAACCTTGACCTGCATCCATTGAATGTTGTACTGACTTGATATACCAAAAGCCTGACCACCTTTTTCCTACATTCTCTAAAGATATTACTTGAGAAGATTGTAATGAAGGTCTACCTACTACAGTCATTTGGCATACCAACTTTCTTTCGGATATCTTAAGACCTCCATTGGCATTAGCATTCATTGCCCAAGTAACCTTATCTGCTCCGCCGTATCTACTAAAGAGATTATGATATAATTTATAAATTGGTACTAAGAAAGGTACCTTCTTCATCCTTCGTATCTTAACCCTAGCTTTAACCTTTCTGGTCATAGTGGGAGTAGTAACTCCATCTCCAGAATACTCTACTTTATAGGTATCAGGGTATACAGTAATATATGGATTCTTTTCCATTGCAGATATACCTCTCTGAGATTGGTTATCTATCATTTGTTTTTCATAAGGATTACTTGAAAAAGTTCTGATATTCACCATGTGAGTTATAGTTCCACCTTCTGGGTCATATTCTCTTGGGTCTACCCATTCTTCTGCAAGGTATTCCATTTTATATTCTCCAGTAAATAGGTATCTTTCGTTTTCTAGTAATTGCCTAAGATTACTTTCTAACTCTTTACCGTTCTTAGAGTTCTTCAAGATTTGCTGAATAACCCTTTTCTTATCGTTCGGTAAATTGTTTACAGCAGTATTAATTGCTTCTCGATATTGCTCAGTACTCAGATTATCTAAAGCCTCTTGTTTACCTGCATTGTAAGCAACATAGGGTTTCTGAGAACCATACTCTTTCATTGCAGAATTATACTTTTGAGCTTTAGCTCCATACCTTTGTTCAGCTTCCATCTCGGCAGCAATATTAGTAGTAGGATGACTACGATAATCTTCGTAAGGTAAACTACCATAATTTACTACCATTGTATTATCTACTTGAGCTACAAATGGTTTGAGTAAAGTTACTTCCTCTTTCTCTTTTTCAGGTTCTGTGATATCTGTTGAACCTACAATTAAACCTTTATCTTCTGGGTCTAAGGCTTGAGTTAATTGAGCCTTTACCCTTTTGGTTACTTTCTGAGTAGCGAATGATACTCTAAGTACTTCTCCATTTTCTGATTGGTAAATATAATTGTATTCTGGTTCTTCTTGAAACTTACGGTTGTGTATGTATATTACACCATCCCGGGAATCAATATACCAAGGACCATTTGCATACCCTTTCATCTTTTGTTCCAATTGAACTAAGATGTTATTTCCTATTAATCCCAAGTCACTATCTATCAAGGACTTTAAATCACTTGGCATAGCTACTTGAGCTACTCCACTAAACCTGTTAGCGTAAAGTATCTTTCCAGTAGTATTTCGACTTTGTTCTGTCGGGACCTGTAGTGACTCGTAAACTTTATTACTTATTACTTGTTTAGCCATTACTGAAATATTTCTATGATTACGCCTATATCATTGTTACATCCATTATCCAAAAAGTTGGATAAACTGTATTCCGATAAATCTGAATGAGTGTAAGGTGGTTGGAATCTTAAATCTCCAACTGTATCTATACACTTAATCGTCACATGAGTGCCAGTGGAATCGAATACACAATCCAAATCTCTAACCTTAATACTGCGTACTGGGCTAGAGATAAATTGACCATCAGGGTATATGTATCCCCACTGAAGATAAATAATCGAGCTTTCCTGGAGGTCTTCGATATCTACCGTATCTGGGTCTCCAGTATCAAATGTAATGGTAGCTAAGTTCTCTTTCTCCTCATCATATTTGTAGCTCCAATTACTTATATAAGCGCCAAGAGGTATGCCAGTAATGGGATTCATTATAGGCATACCTCCAGAATTGAACAGAGCCATATAAGGTGTTGCTGTTCCATTATAAAGTATTGGTTGGTTAGGTTTTCTAATTTCAGCCATACATTGGTATTCTTAAAATTTGATAAGGTTCTAATTCTTGAAAAGGGTTCAAGATATTATTAGCTTCGGCAATCAGATACCACTTACCAGAGTCACCATAGTAACGATAGGCAATATTCTGTATAGTTTCTCCATCCAATACAGTATGTTGTTTATCGTTATCTGTATAAGGAACATTAGGAGGAGTTACCTCTAAAGAATAATCTCCTTCATCATACTTAAGAGCAATAGCTCCATCATAAGGACTTGCTCCTGTCATGTATTGATTTAAGTCTATCATATCTGTATCCCTTTCGTATTCTTTAAGTCTTCTTCAGTTACAATATCCTGATAAGATAAGTTATAAGCACTTACTCTTTTGAAGATTAATTCCTGAGTTGCAGCTGCAGGCAATAACTTTAAATCCTCGATTGTACTTGACTTACCTGCTACTCTAGTCCTTGAGGCATTCCTAAAGTTATTCAAAGTATAGGTAGCAGATGTAAGAATGTATTGATGATTATCAAATATACCAGAACTACCCCATTCGATTTTTAGAATCGGAGGGCTTGCCTGATAAGCATTTGCCTTAGTCCACATTTCCAATAATCGGCATTTAGTAATTACCTCTTTTGGATTATCTGGGTCATTACAAAACCAAGATACATTGAATTGAATTATGTCCTCACTACCAGTAAAGTGATACATAGGAGTATTACGTCCCATAGATTTAATCGTTGCCCAAGTAGTTTCTCCTCTAAAATCAATTGATGGTGGTCTATTTTGAAGAGTGATATATTGATATGGGCTAGCAGTAAGATTATAAATCACTACCTGATTCATACTTCTTACCTCAGGCATTACCAAGAAAAGTTCTTTATTCTTTGTAACACTCTGACCTTTAGCTGGGTCCATTTCTTCATATCCGAATGGAACTCCACCTTCTACTTGATGTTTTAATTCCATTCGATATTGATTCTGAATCCTTTGGTTTAATTTAGGATTCTTTGAAGTAGCTCTGGGTCCGAAAGGATTATTTGGGTCATAGATTTTACCCTTATCTGCAGTATCCTTAGGCAAGGTAGAAGTTGCTCTATTGAGATAAATCCTTGCTCTCCAAAGTTTATTCAGAGGACCAGTAAGAACTCCTGCAGAATCCCTGGTGAGGTCATTGTATTTTTCAACAACCCCACCTGCTATTTGATTTAATATTCTTGCCATGATTGTTTAGTTTAATCCTAAAGATATACCAGTAAAATCTTGTTGACCACCAGGAGCAAAGTCTCCAGCTTCGTTTCCATCTACTGATATATTAATTCTTGAATCCTTGAATCCATCTCTGATTGCACCTCTAACTGCATCAATAAATGCTTGTTGGTTTCTGTCTTGAATAGAAGCTTTGGTTTCTTCTGAGTTTAATGCAGCAGTGTTATTATCTACAGAACTTGTAAGACCACCGATTACTTCTATCAATGCAGGGATAGCTATAGAAGCTAGTAGTCCCCAAGGCCCACCTAAGAATCCTAAAAGTCTACCACCAAGTAATCTAGCACCAAATCCCATAGCACCTTTCTTAGCAATCTGTTGGCCTGCAGTTTTAGTTATATTAGAACCTACTGCTGCACCAACACCTGCTCCTGCAAGTGTACTCATTGAAGTAAATCTTCCTCTTGCATCTCTTGCTACTACAGCACCTTTCTTGGTTTTACCTATAGCACCTCCCATAGGTAATGCAAAAAATTTACCTGGAGCCATCTGCATAGCAGTCATTCTCATCATCATTGCCGAAATATTTCTCAGATGACCTTCAAGGATAGTAGCTTGAACATTAGTTCTTACCATACCTTCTGCCATACCATTAGTCTCGGTAGTAGCTAAAGCTTGGAAAGTACCAATCATTTTGATTGTACCCTGAATAAATTTGAAGCCTTGATATAAAGTACCTACTACTGCTCCAGTTGCAACTACCTTTACCAAGAACTTACCTGCCCAAGTTTCTTGTATACTGTTAATAATCTTTAGGATACCAGAACCCAATTTAAGTACTGGGCTAAAGACTTCAGCAAGTGTAGAACCTGCAGTTACAATAAAGTTCTCCCAGTTTGATTTAAACTGTTCGATAATACCAGCAGGAGTTTGTAATCTTTCTTGAGTTAAGTTTTCTACTGTACCATTTGCACCTGCAACCTTATCCATAAGTTCTGTAAGCTTATTAGCTCCAGTCCAGTAATCCTGAAGTAAAGCTGAGGCAGCTCTTGTACCACGAACTCCAAAGATATTGAATAAAGCAGAGGAGATATCTATTCCTCGTTTACCTCTAAGTTTATCTCCCAATATAGATATAATCTTATCTAATCTCAAAAGATTACCCGAGGCATCTACTAGAGTTTTTGGGTCAATGCCTAAAGATTTTAGCATCTCACCACCTCCCTTTTTCTGCCCGGTTACGGAAAGGGTTAAATAGCGCATCATGTTTGCTAATGCAGTACCAGCTGATGAAGCTTGGATACCTTGATTACCAAGTACTCCAATGGCTGCAGCTGCATCACCCATACTGATTTTGGCATTTCTAAATTCTGCTCCTGAATATTGGAAAGATTGGGCAAGGTCTGTTAGAGAAATATTTGCAGAGGTTACTGCAGTTGCCAATTGATCTACTGCCTGAGTAGCATTCTGTGAAGGTATATTAAAGGTCTGCATGATGTTAGTCATCAAGTCAGCAACTCCACCTTTCTGACCAAGAGGCATACTAAAGATAGAAGCCAGTTTAGCTGCAGGGCCAATCATTCTTTCGATTTGCTCTACATTGTTACCAGCCATTGCCAAGTACCTTTCACCTGATGCAATATCTGCAGCAGTAAGAGGAGTTACCTCATTGACTTCTTTGGCTACTTGCATTAGCCTTGCCTGTTGAGCAGCATTAGCTCCAGACATTTTAGAAGCTAAGAATACTTGGTCGTATACTCCTGCAGAATATTGGTAGGCCCTTGCCATACCTCCAACCAATTCTTTTCCAAACTCAAAAGCATTAGAAGTTGACATTTGAATACCTCGATTCCAGGTATTCATATCGTTCATCATTGTTCTAAATGAGTTCGATATTCTGCCAGCCTCATTAGAGAATCGGTCTCTTAATACCATTGCAACACCGACCTCGACTAAGCTTCTTCTGTCTATCATTTTTTAGTTCTCTTTTTTAAGTTTTCATAATACTCATCGGCTATATCCTTAAATCTTTTCCTTTCTCTATACGGAAGACGCAAAAAGCTGAGATAGTCAATGGCTACCTCAGCTCTACATATATAAGTGAATGTACCTGGGTGGTCTACGCTTCCGTCAGGTAGAAAAAAGTCGGTGAAAGCATTATAGGATATTTATCAATTCTTCCAGGTATACTTGGATGTTCTACATCGGTGTTACCATCGAAGACTGGGTCATATTCAAATATTGTTTTACGAATCTCTGCAATATCTCTTACTGAGAATAAATGGAAGCTTTCTACCTTTTCCCATTTACCATCAATCTGAAGATGTAAGTTCCTTGCAATCAATGCTGCATTACGAGTTTGTTTTTCTATTGGTAAAGTAACCAACATCCTTTCTCCTGCACCAGTAAGCAAATCAAATTTAACTACCTTACCTGAAGATAGAGTTACTTCGTAATCGGTAAGCTTACCTTGTTCTGGATAATAAGGGATAGCGTTTGGTTTTTCGGCCAATTCCTTTTCTGTAGGAAATTCTCCATAGTTATCGAATAACATCTCGCTTAAGGATTGACCGTAAGTTTGTACTCCGCCTTCTTGGCCCCAATCATATTCAAATTCTACTTCATCACCAAGTGAGAAGATTCTTGATTGGAATAAGATACAGTATCTGTCATTCAAAGGGATACGGTCTGCATCCTCTACCGTTAATCTACGATTAGGAGTAAAGTCGGTATCAACTACAATTGCCTGAATGAACTTAGTAAGGTTCATAAGGTTTCTTACATCCATAGGATTAGATAAGATATCCTCATCTGCACCATTCTGTTCCCTGATTGAGAATTTATAACCTGATGGGGTTATAAACTCATGTGTTCTACAATTTAATTCCATGTTTAAATAAGTTATTTGGTTATACTTTAGTTCATAGTGTTCGCTGTAACAACAAGAAAGGGGTGAGCCCTTTCTAGGAATCCCACCCCTCCCACCTAAAAATCTTAGTGAAAATAGACTAAGCGTTTTTAATACTTATCTACAGTACCTACTGAGAATTCGATACTTTCGATAGTGTTTTCTGAAGCCATTCTGTCCAGGTCTAATCCTGTAATCTTACATGGCCATACCTCTTCGAAGAGGTGGGTGTTAAGTACGGAAACTCCATCTTCAGCAAGTTCATTTACGATTACATTTTCCCAGTATTGGCTTGGTACCAAACCTCCACCAGCAATCATATCTTGGCATGAATAAAGCCAATCATGAAGCCATGTATCTGAACCTGCAGTAGTTAAAAGTTTACCTACTACTAAGTTACCTACAGTAACTCTACCGGCAGTTTTAACGTCCCGGTTAACGTCTCCATGAGCAACCTGGTCAATCTCTACATCTGGCAAAGTACAAGTTTGGAACAGATAAGTATTGATTGGGTGCTTAGGGAATGTGATACTCCAAAGGAATTTCTTTCTTGGATTCTTTACTTTTGCTCCCATGTTTTCTTAATTTTATTCGTTAACGTCCTGAACAGATACGGACTTGGATGCCTGGTCAATATAGATGCCCATAGTGATTTCTTGCATCGGAACGATATCCTTGAATTTCAGGATTGCTTTGTATTTACCTTGACGAACATCGGCTTCATTGTTAACCGATAAGTCATTGTACGAGTTAGCGTCTTGGTCACCCATCCAGGTGTATTCAGACATGGCATCTTCATCTACCAAGTTATCCAGCATTGGTTTAACTTCTAGATAAATCTTATTCCAAGTGTTCCAGATATTTGGTTCTTCCAAATACTTTTCTAGAATAGGTCTAAGATTCTTTTTGAGATACAGATTCAATCTTACAATTGCAAGGAATCTTTCTGAATCCTGTTTTACCTGAGAAGAAAAACAATGCCACAGCAAAGTTTGTTTACCTTGGTTAGGAACATCTTTGATACAGATTATATTTGCATAATTCTGTGCTAACTCATTGAGTTCCTTAGTTCTTGAAGGAGAACCATAATTTGGGCATACTGGACCATTACCATCATAGATAATGCCCCGATTCATACCAGCAAATGATTTCCAAGGTCCAAACTGAGAAGCAGAAGCATCTCCTAATCCTGCAATGGTACCAAGAACATCTGAATCTACCAAGTTACCTTCGGCATTATAGTATTTAATACCACCACCAAAGTAAGCAACATACTTACTGTTACCTACAGTACCAAGGCAAGTCTGAATCCAAGTGATGATTGATTTCAAGTCTCTTGGTTGGTCACCCTGAGTATAGTGAGTAGTATATTTTGGTACTTCAATGTAGTAGGTATATTCTTGCAGTTCTTTAACCATATCTACTGCAGCCTTGTGTACTTTAAGTACATTAGCGGATGCTTCAAGATGTTGGTCAATGTGTGAACAGAAGATTTGATATACATCTACATAATCCTTAACGAATTCCAGAGAAGCAATCCATTCGTCTGCCGTAGGAGTACTACCGGCACTACCAATTGTACCATTCAATTTTACTCCATCGGCAGTGATAGCAGCACCATTAAGTTTAATATCAATTGGGTTTCTTGTCCCATCTACATCATCAGTTAACCATTTGATGAAGTTGTTCCAAGATTTGATGTTCTCTGTCTTTTCAGTTAATACCGGAACGATATATTCTGAGTTCTTTGCAAATGCACTCAGAGCAAGGTAATCTACAGAAGTATCATTGTTATCATCTGCAGTTTTGTAGGTTACTACTGGACCTTGTTCAAGTACCTGGCCATTAGCACTAATTACTTGATAGTAAACCGTGTTAGCCTGTTTGTAAATATTCACAGAGAAAGTTTCAGCACTACCAACTGGGTCTCCATATCCTTTAGTTACCAAACCAAAGCCAACAGCAACTGAACCAGAAGTAAACTTGAAAAGAGTAGAAGCCGTGGGTTCCTCTGGAGTTGCAGAAGCTACTACCGGAGAACCGTCTTCAGCAGCCTTAGGAGCAGATGCAGCTTTAGCTCTTGTTGCAGCAGATACTACACCTTTAGTTGCACCCTTACCAAGTACACGAATAACACGAAGCTTAGAACCACCATTGAAAGCCTTTTCGATGTTTGATACAGAACCATCTGGTACTATCTCAGAACCAAAGACTCTTTGGAATTGAGAGAAAGATTGGATAAGTTCTGACGGGTCATCATAAGGACCTTTAGTAGTTCTAGCCAATACACATGAAACTCCTAACATAGGAGTAGTTTGAAGAACATTTTCGTTCTTAAACTCGAAATTTACAGATGGTGAATTAGGCATATTTATACTAATTAAGTTAATTACTCATTTATTTAATACCCTCTAGTATTGAGCTATTTTACGTTAAGGTTAAGTAAATCTGATTCTTGCTTTTCGGTTAGTCCAATCAATACTGAGATGTCTTGAATTGGTACAAGTTCACCTTCTTCAGCAAGCTTCTCAGGTAATATACCATCCTTACAAGTATACTGATATACTTTTTCAAGTAGACCATGACTCTCATCTGGGTGGTCATAGTAATTACCTATTTCGATAAATAGGTTTCCTGTTGGTGCTACCCGACCATCTTCCCATTCTTCTAAGTTATTATAATAAGGTCTTACGTATCCTCGAGAAGGTAATGCTTCATACATAATACTATGAAGTAACCTCATATCGGCTTGAGTATTAGATACCAGGTGAATATCTAGAGTTATATCCTTCGTTTCATAAGGAAATTCAGATGCTTGGTAATTTCCACCCTCTAGTTTATCACCAATGATATATTTGTTCACACCTATATCACCATTATAGAATCCTTGTAGTTCAATGGTAATTCTAGGGCATGTCTTTGCACCCTTAACCTGATTGTTACCTATACCAAATATTGGGATGAATTTAGGCATGGCATCTTTGTCTGCCTGAAACCTTTTTTCATTTTCTTGTGATAAAGGTAAGTAGTCTTCTGGGTTAAGAGTTAAACCTTTCTTAAGTGCTGTTTGTAATAGGCAAATATAAAAGGTTCTTTCTACGATTTCTTCTGCATTTACCATATCATAAACTTCTTACTGCTAATATACTAAATGTACCTTTGCCACCATCAGAGAATTCTACATCCCAACCTCCAGATGTAGATGACATAGCTAGTTGAGATTGTCTAGCATGAGCTGTACCTGAAAAAGTAGGTATAAAAGTATTAGCTACATTACCATAACCATCAACCCAATAAGTTGTAGTTGAAGTAGTTGGTATAGCATTAATAACTACTCTTTGTTCACCAATAGCTGGTATTTTAAAAGAAGCTACACTCTTATCTACTTCTTTACCCTCGATGTATTTATACTTATAACCTGTAACTGTAAAACCAGAAGAACCCTCTAATCCTGTATTACCTAAGTTTACATTAACATGAGGTTCTATATTATAAGAATAGGTTACTTCACCAGCTGCCTGAGTTACAATTACTGTTTTAGTTAGACCACCAACTTGCTTGATAGTTAAAGTTCCACTGAGAAGCTGTTCCGTATGATTCTTAGAAGTAATGGATACCTCTAGAGTCTTTTCTTCATTATCAGTAAATCTAATACCAGCAGTAAATGGTGGTTCCTCTAGGAATTCAGCAGTAACCTCTACATTTTCCCATTCTCCTTGAGGAGTACCATTTATCATTCCCCTACGACGGGATGTAACAACCAAAGTATCAGTCCCACCTTTACCCAGAATATTAAGTGTATCCTTATCTACCTCTAATTGGTATTCGTAATTAAGGCTACCTTTCTTCTGAAGGAGGTTAACTGTTTTGGTAACTCCATTGACATCTATAATCAATGAAGCTCTCTTATCTGCTTCTGTATCATTCACTTTTAACGGATGTACCATTACGAGTGCAGGACCTTTACCAGATGTTTTATCTGCTTCAAAATCTGCCATTACTTTGTATATTTTCTAAGTTCTTTTCTTAATTGATTTCGTATCTCTTTCTCTAAAACTACGTTTCCACCTGCTGCCTCGAAAGCAGGTTTCCATAAAGGACGAGGTGGAAGATTACCATCTCTACTACCATACTCCAACATGATAGCAATTTGGTTAAGTGTTTTTCGAGAAGTTCTACCAGAGTATGTTATCTTCCTTAATCCTGGAGGAAGACCAACAAAGGTTCTATCTTTCTGAGTTACCATTGTAACTGACCTTGCATATTGACCAGTAAGGTTTAATAAAGTATGTGCTCCATACTTCTTAAGAGTAGCAGTAGCATGAGGAGGCCAAGAAACTTTGGAACCAGGTGGAGGTAGACCATTATTTAAACTACGTCTTACTATACGAAGAAGTTGATTACCAAACTTCCTAGTACCTAACTCATAACCGAGTTTCATAATACTGGGAGTCTTAGCAATCAACCTCTCAGCCTGACGTTGTTTAACGGGGTCTACATAAATCTGAATATCACATAGATTATTCGAGAGGTTTATGTTAACCTTTCTGCTTGCCATATTTATTCTTATTTAATCCTAACTCACTGGCAATCTTCATAAGAATATCTTGTTGCATGGATAACTTCTCTGCTACTTCGGTTTTAAAAGCCTCGAACTCTTCTTGCTTATAAGCCGGAGCTGGTTGTTGTTGAGGAGTTAGCATACCCTCGATTGTATGAAAGATATTATCACATTCAGTAACTACTGCCTCATATTTCTCTCGGTTATTGAGAATATTTACAGCATTAGTTCTTTGGATATTTACTTCGTTTACGATATTGCGTAAGTCGGTAGTGTAATAAATATTATTATGAATACCTTCTGCAGCATCTGTAGGAAGGTATATTGTCAA